CCTTGGGTGGGGTAGGTGCTGGGCTGTCCAGGCCGTGGCGGTGGTGGCTGGCTGGGGCTGGTGTGCGCTGATCTGGCGGGCTTGGGCATCGTCATATTGCACAAATACAGCCTTGCAGATTTGGTTATTTTTCAAGCGAAAAGCGATAAATTTTGAGCGGTTTTTTCTTGACATCGCCCATAAAGTGCGGTATAATGATACCAGAGTTAAGGAGATAGTTAATCCATCTCAGTTCACCGCCTCCCCTCTGCTGGGCGGCGGATAGACGGAAGAAAGGAACCAGCTAATCAATCTGAAAGGAGATCGGCAAAATGAAACTGAAAGACCTCATCCCCCTGAAAAGCAAAATCACGGTGTATGTCCCCGCGACGGTGGACATCAACAAGGAGATCGACAATACAGCGCAGGTTGAGCGCGTGGCGCGTCTGCTGTCTGAGTGTTTCGGCGGTGCTACTTCCTCCCCTGCCCGTGGGTATTGGGTGGCTCAGGACGGCGCTCTGGTGGCGGAGAAAACGACGATGGTTTTCGCCTATTGCGATACGGCAGCGGCTGAAAAGTACATCGACGATGTTGTTACCCTCTGCAACGAGCTAAAGCACGAGATGGGGCAAGAGGCCGTGGCGCTTGAGTACAACGGCAGCATGTACTTCATCTAAGGAATTAGTTAATCAATTACGGCGGGCGGGGCGCTGTCCCCGCTCCGCCTGGGGCTTAAAGAAAGGGGCTTGTATATGAGAGCGACGCGGAGACAGATTGCAGAGGCGAACCGGATAGCCGCCCGCTTTGGTGGATGGCGTGAACCGGAAGAAATCCGCGCTATGTATGAGGCGCTGGAGGCCGTAGGGATTACAACGGGAGTTATCACGAACCGACGGGACTTCCCAAACCTGGGATGCTGGCAAGGCTCCTGCGAATGGTACATAAACGGCGAGGAAGTCGAAAACAGCCGCTTTATTTACAGCGTGTACGAGGGGAACCCGAACATCACCAAAAACGATTATAACATTTATTTCAGCTGATGCCCACCTGATGAGAGCTTGACGGGAACAAGCCGAAACCCCTGCGGGGGTCGTGGGAACCCAAAAGAAAGGACAAACAGCGGCGCAAACCGCCTGATGATTTGAAAGGAGCTTAAACAGTGAACGAAGATATTTTCGATATCATTGAATCGGCGTTGGCAAAAGCTGGTTATAAAATCGTCGATGGAGATGCAAACAGCGTGATTGTCCGCGACTTTGCAGATGGTAAGGACTACGAAATCAAGATAAACGAAATGGCGCTTTAATGGCGTGTAAACAGAAAGGAGCTTTTACCATGAAATACAACCTTCACGATGTTATGAGCAAGGCTTGGGAGATTTACCACGCCAACAAGCAGCCGGACGGCCTGCGCCCCGTGTTCTCCATCTGCCTTGAAATGGCGTGGGAGCATGTCAAGAACGCTAATGTGCTGAACCAGTGGCAGGCGATGAGCGAGAAAGAGCAGATCAACATGCTGACGGCTTGTGTCAAGCGGGCGGCAAAGAACGAGATCGGATACAGCACGGAAGATCACTATTTGCAGTATAACGAGACTGTGGCCTGGATGCTGTCCTATCATGGACTGGATGGCCTTGTCAATGAGGCATGGCTGAAGCTGGCGGATCGGCTGGACGCGGGTTATCTGGATGCGCTGAACGCAAAGAGGGCGGCGGCTGGAAAGATGAATATTTCCTTGAAATCCCTTGTTTACCGCTCTGCAAAAGACGCTATCCGCAAGGTGTACAACGACGATATCAAGCGGGGGCGTGGCCGTGTGGATACCATCACGGACAAGAACGGCGAACAGGTGGACGCACTGGAAACCGTGGCAACGAACCGCAAGGACGAGACGGAACCCGCCGTCGTTTCCCGTGTGGAGCTGGAAGAGTTTGTGAACGGACGGGACGAAAAAGACCGCATGATTATTGAGGGAATCCGGGACGGATATCTGAGCAAAGAAATTGCGGCGATGATTGGAATCTCTGAGCCGGCTGTCTGCAAGCGGTTGAAGAAAATCCGCGCCGACTTGGTGGCCTCTGGACTGGTGGCCGCATAAGGAATAAGTTAATCAATCCCCAAAAGAAAAACAGATGGCGGGGAATTTCTCCCCGCCTCTGGTTAATTTCTGGATATGATTGATGTATGGTTTAATGGATAGTCAAAATCCGAAATAGGCCGCTAACATTGCTGTTGCCCGTTTTTCCTGGTCTCTTGTTATTCTGCCTGCAATGGATGATAAGGAAGTAGGATTTACATACTCTTCAAAATAAGACCGGATGAGATCGGCGTCCTCTTTCTTGTTGGATTCGTAAAGTCTGGATAGATAAGGACGGACAAGGGCGATTAACTCTTTCTTTTCGGCTTGAACCTTGAAAACCATTTCTTTTTCCGTGATAACATGTTGATTTTTGGATTCTCCAGCGGTTCTAATGGAATAGCGGACAACCAGACAAACGGCTGTATACTGCTTCTTGATGCAAACACGGATGAAAGATTTTACTTGAACAATTTCCCCGTATTCCCGTTCTTGGATGTGTTGCAAAAGCTCTTTTCTTGGGAATCGGAACAGCTTAAAGAAAAGGCAGTTACAAAACTTAACGGATGAAAAGCCGATGTTGTGAACGGATGCGTTCAATTTAATTGTGGTGTCACGATCTGGAAAGTTGCTGTTGTGTTTGATAATGGCGTACATAGAAAAAACCCTCTTTCTTTTTTCCTGCATCCGTGGTAGAATAGCCATAGGCGGGGCTTGCCCCGTGTCTGATGGATTCTCTTTCGTCTGTCAGGCGGGGCGGGAGGTGACGTCTCCCGCCCTCTTTCTATATGTACATTATATACGGTCTACTTATATTTGTCAAGCTTTTCCCGCCGTTTTGGTTAATTATTTCCCTTTACGGCTGGATGGTATAATAAGGAGGGATTCAAGATGGCAGCCACAGAAGCACAAAAGCGGGCAAGCGCAAAATGGGACAAAGCAAACACCAAAACCGCTACATGTAAACTACGGATTGATGAATATGTAGCATTTAAGGCATATGCGGAGCGACACGGGAAAACGATATCGGCTGTTCTTTTGGAATATGTTCGCAAATGTATTTCTGAAGATGAACAGCACAAATAGTCCTCCATAGCATGAACAGCAAAGATTTATATTCTGTCAGATCTTGAGGTGGATGATTTGAAAAAGTTAACTCATATGTTTCTGATTATTTCAATCGCGGTTCTGTTTTCTGGATGTAGTGGCGTGTCCGACGATGATTTTGATTCATACAATGTTCTTTCTTTTAATTTGGATATAGAAACCCGTAAAGTTGACGATTCTATTCCAGAGTATACTTCGTATCAAGAAACTTGGACAGTTACAAATAATACCGATAGAACGATATCTGGAATCGCATTTACGGTTTGTTTTATGGATGATAACGACACAATTTTGAGCCGGGATTCAAGAGTTATTGATGTTTCATTGGAACCAGGCCAATCATTTAATCAGCTTGTATTTTCTTATGATGAATATGAATCAAGTGCAGTTACGAATTATGAATATGAGCTTGAAAACGGGCGTGTAATTGGACTGGATTTAGTGGCAGAAACATGCGATTATATTAACTACCTATAAAGTAAATACAGATATACGACACGGATTTTTCCGTGTCGTTTTTTTATGCCTTAGTAAATTTCTGCCCTTTAACTCTGGTTGGTATAGTAGAAAGATTTATGAATAGAGCGGAGGGATTTTTTCATGTTGTATTTCAAGATCGGCTTTGAAAACGGCGATAGCTTTGAAACCGGCTTCAATGGAACGCTGGACGAGGCGCGGCGCTACTACCTGGGGCATGTGTTCAACCTGGGCGCAGTGGATGACAATATGCAGCGCTGTAACAGCGTGGAACAGCTGCCAACCTTGGAAATGGCGCTGGCGGCGTGGATTGCGTCCGGTGGTCTGGTGGTGCTCACGGATAGCACGGTATCCCGCCGCGTGTCCTCTGTCCTTGTGGATGATGCAGACTTGCGGCTGGTGGTGGATGGCTGGCAAAAGGCGGTTTACCTGCCTATGGTGGATGCCTACCACTTGGACGGATGGCATATTGACCACCACGACAAAACCCTTTTTATTGCGCCTGATGGTGTGAATATCTGACGATAAACAGAACAGACGGAGGTAACAGAAAAATGGATGGTGTGCGGACGATGCGACAGAAAACGAGAGAACAGCGGCGGAAGCTGATGCGGAAACAAAAGCTCTATGGATTGGTTTTCGTCCTGCTGTCTATCTTTGTTGTGATTATGTGCATGACTGGAAAAACAGCGGAAGATCGAGATGCAACGGCTATTGTGCTTCTTCTCCCCTTTGGGCTGTATTTAATCTTTACGAAAAAGATTTGCATCTATGGTTAATTCCCGTTGATGAACAGCGGAAGGTGTAATAGAAGGAGTTGATACCATGACAACTAAAACCGATTTTCACTCCATCATGGAGTTAAAGGAAAGCTTCAAACCGAAAGAGCGCGGCTGGATTGACCAGGAAGAGGCGGTGCAAGTTAAGAATGTGCTTGAGCTGGATGCCCGGACGGATATTGAATTGCAAAATATCCGTGACATGGCCGTAATGCTCTATGGAAGATGGTCGAGCAGTAGCCGTGAAAATGGCGATTATGAAGAGATGGATGCCTACATGGACGCAATGAGCGCAATTTGCGCCGTTGTAGATGACATAAAGATGCGGCGCGGCCTGGGGGTATGATAAATGGAAAAACTTACGAAAACAGAAATCAAGTGGACGGTGGATGCCTTACAGCTGACCATTGGCTACTATGAGCAGGTTGTGCAGCGCAGCACAAACCAGATGGAGCGCGGCATGGCGAAACTACAGGCGGAGAACCTGGGAAGCGTAAAAAGCAAGCTGGAGCGTGTTCTTTCCAGCGGATGCAACCGGATTGCGGTTGATTAAGGAGGATTTTACAATGGCAAAATTGACGCGGGCGCAGTATGAGAAATGGAATGGACAGCTGGGCGGCGGCTTCAAATTCGATATGATGCACTATGTCACCTGGGGAGAGAAACAGGCCATTCGAGATATCAAGCTGGAAGATGGGCGGATTCTCCGCGCTACGGTTGGATACCGCAATGTAATTGAGCGTTTTCGGACGGTGGCGCAGCAACCTACCATTCATGTGCAGGTGTATAAGCCGATTGAGGGGACGGACATGATGCGCGGCTCTGGTATGGGTTACACTGTGGATGAGGGGATGCAGCAGGCCAAGAAAAACTACGGTGTACTGTGCAAAATCACCTTTGCGCTGGATGATGGGAAGTTGATCGCCCTAATGGAGCAGGGGCGGGAAAAGCTAAACAGCCCTTACATTATGTAACAGCGAGGCGGGGATAAATTCCCCGCCTTTTTTATTTTTGCGGTTAATTTCTGTCGTTTTGGACTGTATGGTGTAACAGAAACCAAAATTATTATGACAGGAGCGGTTGAAATGATTGGAATGAATGAGGCTTTGATGCTGGCAAAACGGGAAGATATTCTGGATGAGATTGCGCTGGCGCTGGAGGCGTTCACGGATGACATTCTTCCGGCGGTTGGAGAATCCACATTTACCATTGAGCCGTCCATCCCGGATGAAACTTCTAACAAGCTGGTGCTTACCTGGGAGTGGAAGAGGCTGCAAAAGAGGATCTCCAAGGAGTTTACCCTGAATGTGGTGAGCACAAAAGAGGACTTCATCAACGAGGTAAAGGCGTATCTGTTTGACCTCATTATTTCTATCGTGAATCTTTAATAGAAAGGTAAATTATTTGGATTCTGGAGTGGTAGATATAATAGGAGGGATAAATCATGGAGCAAATCACAAGGTCTCAATTCCTTGCTATTCCAAAGGCGTATCGAGGTGTTTATTCGGATGTGCAGGGTGTTCATCCTGAATGGAAAGGCCGGCGTACCGCTTTTCTTCCAGGCCACGGAACTACGCTTTTCATCGAGGGCGTGTCTTTTGAAATTGTGGATGAGGAAAAGCATTATGCCGTCTGTATCTACGATCTGGACGGCGGAAGCGGCGAGATGAAATGTACCGCAAAGAATAAGACGGAGGCGCGGAGAAAAGGCCGGGAATATATCAAGTCTTGGAAGCTGCGCGGCGCAAAAATTGAATACATTAGAGAGCTGGATGAGCAGGAGGTGGCGCAATATGAAGCTAAAGGATGAGCTTGCAAATGTCCAGGCGGTTTTCTCTGAGAATCTGGATAGGATTAAAGAGTATGCCCCGCAGCTGAAAGCAAGTGGACGCTATAAGGTATTTGAAAATCGGCTTGCCTGGGACTGTCTCAAGGCATTTGTCGGCGTGGATACCCTGTGTTCCTGGTATGATAAATACGGATGCACGGATACACATATTGAATCTGTTGGACGCGCCGCCCTCCGTAACCTTGGAATTATTTGAGATTGATTTGTCGTCGTGGAGGTGATAGAATAGTGACATCACCTACCATGACTGGAGGGCTGGAAAGTGAAAAGATACTGTCTTTTACTGTCTGTTATGCTATTGTGTTTTCTGTGCGCTTGCTCTGTAACAGAACAGAATGATCGAACAACGATGTATGATATTATGGAGTCTGGAACCGATGAAGAAATAGCAGCGGCGGCAAAAGACGCACAAGAAAAGCACGATGAATTATTTCAGCTGGCAATGGATGAATCGTCTGCCTGGTATACCTATGTGGACGATAACAGCACGGAAGATGCGTTAAAAGCGGCACAGGACGCAATGGTGGACTTCTTTGTGTCGGAAGGATTTTCTGCGGATGATTTTTCTGGAAGTGTGGAAGAATTGCATGATGTTTTATCCTCCACGCGGGAAAGTCTTTCGGATGAATATATCGCTATTAACACACACTATTCTGGTATACTGAAAGATGAAGCTGTGGATAGTTTTGTTGATTCGATAGAGGATTCTGACAAATAATATTAACGAACACATGCGACGCGGATTTTTCCGCGTCGTTTTTTTTATTTTTCTGGTTAATTTTTGGCCGTATCATTTGTTAGGTATAATAGGAAGAAAAATTTGAGACATCCACTTGAAAGGGGATTTGGTTATGTCTAAAAGAGAGTTTGGCCTGATGGATTTATACTTGACCAGCAACAATTATCTGGATGCGGAACAGGTGGACAAGCGGCATTATCTGATTCATCTGTCTAACGGAAAAAAGATCGAGGTGGAAAGCCGGCCTGTGTATGATGGAAAGCCGTGGGCTTGGCGTGTTGGCACACAGATTTTTGACAACGAAGCGTATGCGGTTGGCTATCTCAAGCAGCTGATTGCTGAAAAGCTTACTGGAAAGCGCATTATTCTACATTCTAAGCAGGACATCCCAGAGATTTGCGGCGTGGATGGAGCGGCGTGTCGTTGCCCTGGCAGATGCAATTCTATGCTTTGTACCGCTTGCCCTGTGGCAGAAAAGTTTTTCGCAGATCGTGACGGCGTAGAACTGGTGTATGCTATTTGAGGAGGATACAATATGAAAGCGTTCAATATAGTTTGGGATGTTGATGATGAGCGGGATTTGCAATTCTTACCTACAGAAATTGATATCCCTGATGGAATGGAAGATGACGATGAAATTTCTGACTATATCAGTGATGTAACTGGTTTTTGTCACAAAGGATATTTACTTGATACAGATTGAGCGGGGAGAAATCCCCGCTTTTTTATTTTATTGGTTAAGATTCTACGGTTCGGACTGGTAGGTATAATAGGAGGCGATTTACATGGATAGGGACGCTACACTGCGCTGGATATTGGGACAAGATGATGTCTTCAGATACCAGCTTTTATCCAGAATGAAAATGGATTGCGAATTTTTCCTTGGTTTTGGAAATCGCATGGAAAAATGCCTATGGGCAGGCAATGTGGCCTTTCAGATCGAGTGTATGAAGTCAATATGGGACAGCTTCCCTGCGGATGGAAAGCCGGAGTGGTTGACTGTGGAGCAGATAGAAAACTATGAAAGGAGAATGGCCGGATGAAAGTGTTCTTTACTTCTCCGACAAAACAAGACCAGAAAGAGTTTGAAGATGCTGGCCTGAATGTTTCTCTTCTGGATGGCCGTGTGAAAATCGTTGCGGTAGACGATGATTCCCATGTTGATGTGCTTTTCATGGAGCAGAAAGACTATGAGCGGCTGGGAGAAGATTACATTCGGCAAAATGTGTCGATGCAGTTTTCAAAATTCACAAACAGCTGGTTTGTTCGCGTGTCTGAGAACAATTTTTACAATGACCAGGCCAGAAATCCAGATAAAATTATCCCTGTTAGTTTTGTAGAGATTGAGAACGGCACCGGGAGACAAGTCTACCGTGGCGAGGATGGGCGTTACTACCTCCGCGATGTATCAAACAGAGAGCCGTTCGCTAAGTGGTACATCTGTGGAAAGCGCCGTGTTTTCGAGGACGGGAATGAACCGAGGGCAAATCTCATTTTCCAGTGTGGTGAGCAGCAGGAGAAAGTTATATATGATGATTGGAACGGCGTTGCGGCGTATTCCGATACATTCAATCCAAACTTCTATAAGGAGGCGTAAATCATGTATCTGTCAAAGGTTAAGCTGGAAGAAATCAAAAGTAAATATCCGACGTTGGTTCTCATGGATGACGATATTGCTGATGCCTTTAATATGGTCAGTGATATTTTAACTGCGGAGGCAGATGCAATTAAGGAGAAGGAGCCGTATGCCACTGCCTCCATCAGTCGATTGGAAGCCGCCGCCTATGAGGTGTTTTCTGTCTGTGGAGATATCGAAAACGAAAATTTTAATGAGGGGGAGTAAATTATAGCCTTACTTTGGCGGTAGGTGTAATAGGAGGTGCTTTTCATGGTAGCCTACAAAGATAGCTCAGTAGACATTGAAACAAAATATACCGTCGAAGTAGTGGATGACAAGAAGGATTGGGATTATATATGCAATGGCGTATTCAATCACGGAGAGCCGTGGGAGCGATATAAGAAGCATGTGTTCTCAAGCCTGGATAAAGCAATGAGCTTATATCTTGCCCTATCCTTTAGCGATAAAGTTTATGACATTAAGCTATTTGAGCAGATCATTTTGAATGGCGAGATTGTCAGAGAAAGCTATCTTGAGTTGGATTCTTCCCTACTGTATTCAATCAGAGGGCAAATCAATAAAGATATGTGCGACCAGCTTTATCGGTTGAAAGATCGGGTGGCAGAGCAGGAGGCGATGTTACATAAGCACGATGAATTTTTAAGGAAATATCCGCATGTCAACGACGGATTCAAAAGGTTTTTAGAAATCAGTTAATCTATCTGCATGGCAGAAAATATAAGGAGGAAACAATATGAATAGCAACATGAAGAAGTCTGGCCTGGGCAAGTATGCCGGTGTGCATGGTGTGGTGTTTAAGAACTCCGTTCAGCCCGCCGCCGTGTCCAAGGGTGTCATCGGGAAGGGCGGCGGTAAGACCTGCAATGCCCCTATGGATTCCGATGCGGAGTTTGAGAAGCGTCTGAAACGCTATGAGCGACAGAGGCAGGCCGCTGCGGAAGCTGCTGTTCAGGCAAATCTTCAGCAGGCTGAGAGCACGGAGGCTATCCCTGCCTAAAATACCCGGTTTTGGAGGGTTCCGGTCAAAAACCCTACCCCAATTTTTTTGCCGCTTATTTTTTAGTAAGCGGTTTATTTTTGCGCAATTCGGATGGTAGATATAATAGGAGGTGCTTTTGAAATGGAAGCGATTAGAATTTGTGCGGTTTGCGGACGTGTCATTAGCGAAGATGATGGTTGGAATATCGTCAATGAAGGAACTGATAAAGAATATATCGAGTGTGATTCCTGCCACGATGCAGAATGGGAAAGCAACAAGATCAGCGTTTGTGCAGGGTGTGGCGGATGGTTTACTGTGGATATGCTTCACTCTGAAGAGCCTGTTCCCGGACACACATTCTGTCCCTGCCCCTCCTGCGGAAAGGATTTTGTGGAAGGGATGACGAGAGATGAGTTTTTAGAGGAAGTAGAGGACACCTATATTCCTAAGTATTCCGTTGTTGTAATTTATGGGAATGGGACTACACGCGGATTTGTGGTCAATGCAGACGGCAGAAAGCAGGCTATGGAAAAGCTGTGTCAAAAGGTGGATTTGTCCTTTATTACCTCTATTCACATTGCAGAAGTTTTGCTGGATGAGGATGTGATCGAATGAAAACTTTGCGTGAAAAAATCGAAGAAAGCAAGGCGTGGTATCTCCAAAAATATGGAGCGCTTGACTGGCGGTGGACGGATGAAGGTCTCCCCTACTCTATCACGGACTATCATAGCAGCATTGGCTCTACCCTGGATTTTTCAGATGACGATTGGAAAGTCTGTGAGGAAAATGGCTGGAGCAGAGACGAGATTTTGATTCTGTGTGACGAAAAATAAATTTTAGAAGTTGGTTTATTTTTGCCGTGGTCGAGCGGTAGATATAATAGGAAGAAAAATTTCACCTACAACCTACAACCAAAACTTAGGAGGAAAAAGAAAATGGCAGCAAATGTTGAGACTATGTTTTATGTTCGTGAGAAGCCCTGGCACGGCCTTGGTACTTGCGTTGAGGAAGCGCCCACCAGTGCCGACGCATTGCGGCTGGCCGGCCTGGATTGGGAGGTCAAGCAGCGCAATATTCAGGTGTGCGGCGGAGCTAAGATTGAAAACTTCAAGGCAAATGTCCGCAGCTCGGACGGCGCTGTCCTTGGTGTTGTGTCTGACCGCTATCAGATCGTGCAAAATGCGGATGCGTTCAGCTTTACCGACGAGCTGATTGGCGGCGATGTTCGCTATGAAACTGCTGGTAGCCTCCAGAATGGCAAAAAAATCTGGTTGCTGGCGCGGATGCCTGCTCAGAAGATCGTGGGCGATGATGTGGAGCCGTACCTGTGTTTCTCCAACACGCACGATGGAAGCGGTTCTATCCGCGTGTGCATGACACCTATCCGTGTGGTGTGCAATAACACATTGAATTTGGCGCTCAATTCTGCTGTGCGAAGCTGGTCTACCAAACATGTTGGAGACATCGACCACAAGATGCAGGAAGCGCGTATGTGCCTGGAAATGGCCGATGCGTACATGGGTGAGCTGGCGGAGTATGCGGACAAGCTGGCAAATACCAAAGTCACTGATGAAGAACTGAACAAGCTGCTGGATGAGATGTTCCCCGTTGACGAGGACGATTCTGACCGCAAGAAGAACAGTGTTCAGAAAGCCAAGGACGAGTTCATGGTGTGCTATCTCCGCCCGGACATTGCTCAATTCCTGAACACGGCATGGGGCGTGGTAAACGCTATGAGCGACATGGTATCTCACTCTGCTCCGCGTCGTGCATCCAAGACCTATCAGGAAAATAACTGGGGAAGAATCATGGACGGCCACAAGCTGCTTGACCGTATGACCAGTTTGGTAGGGGTTCGGTAACAGAAGATGAACGGCAAGCCGCCTGAGAAATCGGGCGGCTGCTGATTTTATAAAGGAGAATTTGAAATGAAGATTTACATGCTGGTATATAAACAGGATACTTCCTCTGCGTGGGATGCAGATGCGGATATCTTTCTGACCAAAGAAAAGGCGCAGGATGTTATGCAAGAACAGTATCGCACTGCCCTTGAAAGCTGGGGGATTAACGAGAGCACGGAACAAACCGATGATTTTCATTGGAGCTGTGACGAAAACCAGGCTGAAATTTCTGATGACTGCAAATGTGAATATGAACAGTGGCAGATTCGAGAGAAAGAGCTTGATGTCAAGGCCGCTGTGGAGGTTCGCGGTGGCCTGGTTCAATCTATCATTGCAAACGCTGGAATTGACGTAGATGTGTACGATCTGGATGTGTCTGACTTCCCTGATGAGGGCGAGGAGGACGAGGCTGACAGAAAAGAACGGGAGTTTACCGAGCTGTCTAACCGTCCTGATTGGGGAAGCGTTTGGTGAGCCGCACCGATGAGTCGTAAACGACGAAACCGCCGAAAGGCGGTCTGCGGATAATTAAATCTTCAGGTTAATTATTTCCCGTGACAAACGGTAGGTATAATAGAAGGAGGTATTTCTAATGGCTACTGCAAATTATATGACGATGGAAAATTTTCCGCTCTTTGTGAAAGAGTTTAATACGCAGATCAAGCGTTGCCCCGCCTGTGGGCTGTATCAGGATTGTGAGAACGATGTGTGTGAAGAGTGTGGCGAGGAACTGGAAGAAGAGCTGTTCTTTGACAGCATTGAATGCCAGGAACTGGTGGACGATATTGAATCCAGACTTGAAAACGATGTCAATGGCGGTCTGACTTTTCACAAGATTTCTGTGGAATCTGGTTATTATTCCGGCGTTCAATTCTATGTGGAAACCACGGATGACCCGACGGAAATGGACAACGAGGACTGCCGCTATTATTTCGACATGTATCGCAGCGTAGCGATTCGCCGCTATAATAGCGAGGTCAACAAGGTATGTCGGATTCTGAGAAAGCTGGCAAAGGAATATGGCTTTGATGAGCTGTATCTGAGGGCAAGGTTTAGCAATGGCGAAGCTCTTTATGGGCGCGTGGGAAACACAAGCCGAGCCAAATTGATGCAGGCTGTTTCGCCCAGGGTGTAAGATGATAGTTGAGAAACAAAAAAGTATTTGATATAATGGAGGCAACATGGTAAACAGCAAGGTGATTGATATGTCGGATGTAATGAACGGCGGCGGGATGGCCGCTCGTATTGCCCAGGCTAAGGAAAAAGCAGAGGCGGAGTATCAGGAAAAAATCAAGCAGTCCCGTGAAGCGGATGTGGATGTGCGGGACTTCTTTTCAGATGAAGAACTGGATAGGATTCTAACGGACAACGAGTTTTTCAGCGGAAGGGTTGCCGATCTATCAAAGGTGCAGCGGCATGAGAAAGTATCCCTGGCTGCTCGATGGATGAAAGCAAACAGTATGGAAGTCGTGGATGTCGATATAGAGCCGGTGTCCAGCTCCCACCCCAATGCAATTATCACGATGGAAATACGCCGACTGGCTTCTCTGCGTGGGCAGGAGCTAAAGGTATTCACCGCCATGTGTGCAATGTCAGACAGCGTGTTCATGTCTGGTATCAAGGATAGCGTGATTCGCTTTACTTTTGGAATTGAAGAGGTGTGGAAAGCATGATTTACAACAATACTGTTTCCGACATTGAAAGTAGTGTGCTGGAGCCTTGGAGAATGTGCGGGGAATATAAGGATGGCTTTACCGTAACGGTTGGCGGAAGTGACGAAGAAGACTGCATGAATTTACTGGTCGAACTTGAATCAAAGCACGGAGAATTGACCTGGTATTCTGGATACTGTGATAAGGATTATGAGGCTGGAGAATACATAGGAGAAGAAAACTTCATCTACGAATAATACGGACATCGATTAAAGACGCTGGATTTTTCCAGCGTCTTTTTTTTGTTTTCGGTTAAGATTTTCTAAATTATAGCGGTAGGTATAATAGAAGGAGGTATCCGATATGATTATCAATTATGATCGTTCTCGTATCACTGTTTCAGATAAAGAGCTGATGTGTCATGGGTATGCTGAGGAAGATTATCATTCTATTCGCCTCTCTTTTGAATACACGGAGCAGCAAAAGCGGGAAAACCGTATGCAGGCAGAATCTTGCGACGATGCAAAGTGGAGCGAGATTTGTAAAGACAGCGCTTTGATGCGCAGCCGTTACATGGAGGCGGTCATTGATAAGATAGCCTCTTCCTTTCTCGTATTTAATCTCTCTGCGTATGATGTGCCTTACGATAGCGATGGTTGGGATTTTTACTTTTGGTGTAACGATTTCTTTAATACATGCTCTGGTCATGGTTTAAGTGGAAATGATTATTCCCACACAACTCTGACATTCAATAAGCGGCAAAATCTAAGTCATCGCATGGATCTCTGCACTCGATTTTTGGAACTTGTGGAAAAAGAGTTTTCCGATTTGGAAAACCTAAAAATTGACATCCAGTACGGCGCTATGGTTTATGAGAAAGAGATTGAAAAATCAGCTGCCGCACTGGTGGATAGTCTGGATGGAAAGAGGTTCACCATGGATGGCACATTCCATCAATCAATGTTCGGGTTTGGCCTGAAAGGGGATGGCCGTCTTGTCAAATCCGATGGAAAGCTTTACTGGATGAAGAAGTACGCAAAAAATCGTGGGTATCTTATGTCCCCTATTGATATCCTGCGTATCAGCTGGGCTACAACTAATATGGATAGGTGATAAAGATGCCATACGTCATATTCAATAAACAGAACAACAAATATGTTAAACATCCATCTACATGGGTTGGCCGTCTCAGTGCGGCGACAAAATTCAAAACGGAAGAGAACGCTAAAAAGTTTCTGGCCTGCCCGCCACGCGCTCTTGCACTTCCATCTGGTGATGATATTGAAGTCTTGTCAGCGGATAATCTCACAAGCACTTTCAATACCAATTATACATTCACGGAAGAAACAGCGCAGCAGGAATTTGAAGAGCTGAAGCAATTTCTTTCCTCCACTCTGTCATCTTTTGACAAGCTTGCCTCACTTCCAAAATACTATGGCTCTGAGGTACAAAAGTGTGACCAGGAAACATTGGATGTTCTCCACAAGATTGAATTTTGCAATGTAAGTGCGTCGGATGGATACAAGCTATACAAACAGCTCCAGGAAATCCGTGTTCGCCGTAGAGAAGCGAAAGACCATCTTGAAATTGCAAGTCTTGTTTTATCAACTGGATTGCTATCCAGTATGAAAGCCTTGGACAGAGAGATTAAATCCGTTGAAGTCAATATGGCAAACAGGAAGTATAAACCGCGTGTTCTGATCGGGCTTTTTGATGACAACGGTATAACGGAGATCGAAGAAGATGAATCCGACGAAGCAGAAAGCGAGGAATCAGCATGAGATATTACAGCACACAGCGCCCAGAATCGCCGGGTAGTTATCCTACCGGCGTGGTAATCAGCATTGTGAACTTTGATACAAAACGATACGTCCATGAGATCGGCGGAAACGCATGGGGATATATCGAATACGGTATAGAGCTTTCTACGGAAGATGCCCATGCCTATGAACTTGTCCCCGCACCTCCCTATCATTGCACAAACAAACAGATGGCTGCTCTCAAGCGGATTATCTCACGCGGCCAGAAAAAGTATAACACCATGCCACGGCTTGGAGGTAAATTCGATATCTGCGGTCAGCGTTTTAGCGATAGTGGTTATGCGGTAACGGATGGCGCTGTTACGGCGTTTGTACCTGGATTCTTGAATGGTCTGCCATATGATTCATCTAAGCCGGATGCGGATTTACTATACCGCATACTCACGGAAGAGTTGAATAACGGCGATTATTATGCCGTTGATCTGGACGATGTGAAATATGATACACCGGACTTGTTATACATAAAGGAACAGATAGCAAACCACAAAAGAAAGGGGAAAGAAAACAAAACCTTTGGCTTTAATCCCAGATGCGAAGTCATGTATAAGGCAAACCGTTCTGACGGCTCTGAAATTGTAGGAGTATATGACGCAGAATTGATTCGTGATGCAGTTGAATGTGTTGGAAAGCATCCGATTTGTTATATCGGATTTAACAAAAATAAGCAACGGCCTTATCCGTTCTTCCTTGTTGGAAGTGAGGATAGTTTGTGGGATATCTCTTCTGGAATCCACGCTATCGTAATGCCGCTGGCAAAACACAGTATCTGATGGAGGTTCTACTATGCTCGTTGTAATGATTTTGATGATGATTCTGAAGCTTTTGTATGATGGTATCAGTGTCTTTTGTTCAGAGGTAATTGTGTCTGCAAAGAATCCGTACACGACCTATCGAAAACTCATTTCTGAAAATCATAATGCGAACTCGGACATCTCTATGCTTCAACAGACATTTGAACATAACTCGCCAGAAGTCACCCTCAAATATATTGGTATCACAACAGATGATAGCAATGATGTGCAAAACGGAGGCGATATCAAATGAACTTACTCGATAAGTTTTCTGCTGTGGATATCAAGGCGGAGACCAGGATATCCAACAGTGACAAGCAGTTTTGCGAGGTGCAGCAGGCCGCTTATAATCATGGACGCAATGCACTTAAACAGATCTTGGATATTAGTGAGCGTTTCATCAAAGAACAGAATGACATTTTGGGAGCCATAGACCGTGAGGTTTACAGCAACTACATCTATGACGGACGGGAGGGTGTAAGTCTTCATAGCATCCACGAGCTTTTGCGGAAAAGCCATAAGACTTTCATCTCCAAAATTGTGAGTCATTTTTCCAGCGCATATCATGTTGAACTGGATTCAAGCTCTGTGGTTGATAACCTTGTTCCCCATGAGCCGCGTTATTCCAACGAGAAGGACGCAAAGGAGTACACGGAGCAGATTGAGAACATGGATGTTTCGTATGACCAGGTGCTCGACCAGATTTTTGTCCAGCTGGGAGGTTTCTCTTTCCATGATAAGGCGATCAATGAGATGAAAGAGAAATGTCACGAAGCCGCATGGAACAGATACTATGGAAAGAAGGTGTATGAACAGAAAAAGTCTGTACTATCCTTTACCGGATACGGATGCTCTTTTGACAGCTGGCATGAACAGTGGCACAAAGGCGAATATGAAATCAAACTAACAGATGGAATGAAAGAAATCATTCGCGCTCTTGCCTACTTTGAGTTTGGAGAAATCGGATATATCCCGTATGCTTTTAATTGTCTCCTTGGATGGTCTTGGACTACCACGGAAACAGAGCGGCGGTTTGATATGGAAAAGCTGAAGAGTATCAAGTGTTTTAAGAATGGCCGCGTGGATATTCGGTTCACCAGTGAGGCATACGCCAGACAGTTTGCGGAAGAATTTCTCGGAACGGAGGCATATTGATATGACAAAGCAAGAAAAGGTAATCGTATCTGCATATACTGGTGTGCTTATGTGCGATTTTGCTGATCTCCATGAGTACATTGAAAAGATTATGGGTAGGCCGGTGTGGACGCATGAGCTTGCAGATCACGATATTATGCAGGAAGTTAAGGCAAAGTCCAAAGAGGACTTTATGAACCTTTGTAGGAATTAGTTAATCGATTCGGTTTATTTTTGAGCTTATTCCCTGGTAGATATAACAGGGCGGTTCTTGGAGGTCTCCGTAAAAGCCTCCATCCATAAAACATACATAGGCGGTGAACACATGAAGTACAGCATCTTAAATCAGGCAATTCCGCAGAACAGCAGGCGGGAATTGAATGATAAGATTTTATATTTGATTGACAACGATCTTGCGGAATCATCTGGAATTACAAAAGAGGATATCTACAACGCCTATACCGGCGACGGCGGACTACACGGCCTGAAATATTCTGACTTTGATAGCTATTATGAGTATTCCAATGCCAAGAAAGAGATAGAGAACGGACAGTTCTTCACCCCTCCCCTACTCTGCAAGTTCATTATGGATTGTTTGAATCCGTCTGGCACAGACGTTGTGGCCGATCTGACTTGTGGGATGGGTGGATTCTTTAATTTTGCCCCGGCAGAGAGCAATGTATATGGGTGTGAGCTGGATATCAAGGCATACAAAGTTGCTAAGTATCTATACCCAAAAGCAAATATCACCTATGGAGATATCAGAAGTTATTCTCCTGGCATTAAGTTTGACTATGTAGTTGGGAATCCTCCGTTCAATATTTATTGGTGGGTGGATGAAAACCAGATTCTCTCTCAGCTTTACTATTGCCAAAAGGCGGCGGAGCTGATGAAACCCATGGGAATTATGGCGCTGGTTGTCCCGGCCTCTTTTTTGGCGGATGATTTTTCAGATGGCTCATTGATTAAGGAGATGGAAAAGCATTTTAGCTTCCTCGGTCAATTTATGTTGGATAAGGATATGTTTTCTGCCATTGGTGTATATGGATATGAGACAAAGGTGCAGTTCTGGCAGCGGAACAGCGAGGTGGATGGATGGATCTCACGACTTTATTCAACAGAAATGACGATTGATGCCGTATCGTTAAACAGCGCTGGAGTCGATATGGTTAAGCGCATGTGCTTGGATGAGGCGCAGGAGTTGTTTCGGAAGAACAGATCTCATATCCTGCTTGAGTTGTCCCAGCAAAGAGATATGTCCAGCAATTTTATGTATCAGGTGAAGAAATATCTCTATGCAATCAAGTCTCATCCTGTCCTTAAAGAAAAGTATGTGAAATGCTGTGAATATCTCAACAGGTTTTTTACCCAGAAACAGCCGGAAGATATGTCATATGAAGAATGGTGCCGTGTCCGTTTGACGGAGGCAAAGGTGCTTTCTTATCTCCGTGGCGTAGTCAGCAAACAGCATCCTAAAAAATATGAAGATGTCATTCGTATGGTGAACTACGGGTACTCCATCGGATACAAAGCATATAGCCCTAAAATGGCGCGTCGGATGCCAGAGTACATGAAGAATGCCACTCCGATTTATCAAATTGTCAGTGAAGGTATGGATGCGGATCGGTACGGTCATTTTTCAAAGTTGATTCGGCGGAAACAGAGAGAGTATCAAATTGAGCAGCTCCCCCTATCGTCAATGACAATGGATGAATCCATCGCAAAGTATTTGGATGAGTTCACTCTATATGATAGTGAAAACGATGAAGAGATTCGCCTAAACGACATTCAGAAGCATGACATCAACCTGGTTTTGCAAAAGCGGAATATGCTGCTTCAATGGGAGCAGGGGTCTGGTAAAACTTTGGCTGGAATTGCGACTGGCCTATATCGGATGGAACGGCAGAACGCATTTTGTACTTGGGTAGTGTCCTCTGCGATCTCAATCAAGAACAACTGGGATGTCGTACTCCCAAACTATAGACTTCCTTATGTCATGGTGAATCGGATGAAGGATTTAGAGCAAATCAAGCGTGGAGATTTTGTAATCATCACCTTAAATATGTTGTCCAAATATCAGCGCCAAATTAAATCATGGGTAAAAGCACACGGCGGAAAGATTGCACTGTGCTTTGATGAAAGCGACGAGATGACAAACCCATCCAGCTTGCGGGCAAAAGCTGTGTTAAATATTTTTCGTCGTTGCAGATTTAAGCTGCTGATGACTGGTACAAGCACAAGAAACAATATTGCGGAGTTTTTCCCGCAGCTGGAGCTTGCCTATAACAACTCCGCAAATATGATTTCCTGGTGCAGAACAATTTATAGATATGATAGGTCGAACAAAAAAGAGGGTGTGGAAGAAGGGCTTCACGAATATCCAAATCCCAATTTTGGAAAGCCTATTCCTCCCTATCGCAAAGGGTTTAGACTGTTTTCTGAAAGCCACCTCCCGGAAAAAATCACCGTGTTCGGTGTTGCGCAAAGAAATCAGGATATTTTCAATGCGGATGAATTGAGCGATATTCTTGGTCGGTTTGTAATCACAAGGACGTTTGAAGAGGTGTCTGGAAAAGATATTAAGCGGATTCATCAAGTTCCTGTCCGTTTCGCAGATTCAGAGCGTTTTGTTTACAGAAAAGCAATTGAGGAATTTGAAAAGATGCGGAGCAATTATTTTTCTTCTACTGGAAATCTGAGGAAAGATGCGATGATGCGTTTGATTCAACAAATCACATTGCTTTTACGGATCAGTGCTGCACCGAACACAGTCCATGAGTACACAGGTGGAACACCTGCTAAAATTCTCAAAGTATTGAACATGCTGGATGACATGCGCGACGAAATTGTAGCCATTGGAGTCCGCCACAAGATCGTTGTCAACGCATACGCTGAGGCAATTCGTGAAAGATTTCCAGATAGGCCGCTGTTCGTTGTTACCGGGTCTACAACAACACTTGTAGCAAGGCGAAAGCTCCGTAAAACCTTGCGTGAAAGCAAGAACGGGATTCTCCTATGTACTCAGCAGAGTCTACCTTCTTCGGTAAACTTTGAGTTTGTGGACAATGTGATTATCCCTGAGCTGCACTACAATAATTCTCGGATGAGCCAGTTCTATATGCGTTTTATTCGGTACAACTCTACGAGGCAAAAGAACATCTATTTTGTCACCTATCTTGGAAGCATTGAGTCCAATCAAATGCAGATGGTATTAGCAAAAGAAAAGCTAAATCTGTTTATGCGCGGGCAAGACACCGATCTGGATGATATTTATGAACGGTTTGGCGTGGATTACGATTTACTTTCTGTTCTTATGTCTCGTGAAATGGACGAAAATGGTAAGATGTACATCAAATGGGGAGAACAAAATATCGCATAGAGGTAAATTTATGCCGTATAGAAGCGGTAGGTTTAATAGGAGGCGATGATATGGATGAGGTTACTGTGGAAAGCATTATGACAACACTTTTAGAGATAAACGAAAGTCTCAAAAGCATCTCTTTATCTTTGGAGCTTGTTACGCACCAGAAAAGAGAAGCAAAGCTATATTTTGACGCTATGAAACCAAGCGACACAATCTTTGCAACGCCATGTAAATAGAAAATAAGCTCCCCATTTAAGGGGAGCTGTTCGGAGGACAGTATGAAAATATATGAAAGAGAACTTCCGCAAAAACAGTATCGACTTTCTCCATCATGCTCTATTGCAATTCCAAGAGGTTGCAAGCCAAAACAAGGCGATCAGTACATTGGATATTGGGAGACATATCAAATTGATAGGGTATCCTATAACAAGGGGGAATTGATTTTATACTGTACAAAGGCAAGAAATCATACTATGTCAAAAGCACAACAGTATATATGCCGGAGAGTTGAACATGGATAAGTTTGTAATGATGAAGAAAAAGGATGGAACAAGAGTAAGGACAAAGGATATTTGGGGCGTTCAGATTCAGGGCGGAAAGTATTATATCTATTGCAACCGAAAGCCGATATGCTATGGTGCTATGCGGCCTGGATTAACGCCGTCAGAGATCTTGAGACAGCATTGCGGCGAAACATTTGTTAGAGCAGTGTGATCCCCTTTTGCATAGCCACTCGCTTCATATCATTTTCCCAGGCCGTTTTTCTATGGTATCTTTGCCATTTCAAATACTCGTCCCACCTGTGGTTTGACGCTTCGTTGGACACACCAAATATATTCTGGATGTCCAGGGACGATTTAATCCCCAGCATGGGAAACAGTGGCATGGGACAGAGCAGCGTGGCTGCGAATTGGTCGGCCTCTACTTCAAAATCCTGTGCTTCCATCTGATTGAATCCATGTTCTGCCAGCATAGGCTCAACAACAAGGGGCAAGTGTTTCAAAATAACATGCCCAAGCTCATGTGCTTTTGTCCATCGTTTTCTTCCCTCTACATTGTTGCCTGAACTATCAGAATTCCAAAGGATAAGGTATCTGTTGTTTGCAACATCGTAGTGGGTGCATCCAGATTTACTTTCGCATAGTAAAATTACATCGCGGATCGAACATCCATTTGTTTCTGCAAACTGCCGGTATGTTCTCATTCTGCAATTTGTCAGGCGGGAGATGATGGTATCAGGTTCTATTGGAAAGCTGATCTTATCCATATCCCTATAAATCTGTAAGACTTGGTTATAGATAAACGGATATCGGATCATTAGTACACCCCCGTTCAGGTACTCATTAAGACTCTATCATGTCATGTGTACGATAAACAGGACTTGTTACTTATCTTCATCCTGAAATGCTTCTTGAAAACCAAGCCGGAGCATACCCATCATGCGCTCCTTGTCTTGGGGAGACATTCTGGATTTAGCTCTCTGTAAAGAAACGAAGTCCTCATCCCCTACTAATTTCTCAGCTGAGTCTTTGATATCGGACATGCCAATTAGGTAGTCAACAGATACCCCAAAATACTCAGCAATCATTTTTACTCTATCGACGGAAGGTGATGTCGTTGTTTTCCATTTGCGGATCAAAGAGGCTGCGATGCCAAGGTCTTCAGAAAGCTTTGTCATCGAAATCCCCCTACTTTCGCAAAGTTCTTTTATCCTGGTATAAAGTATGGACTCCATAATGCGCCCCTCCAAAGATAATATTTTATCGTTTTCTTGTTGACAGCGATAATAATTTCTGGTATAGTAGTGGACAAAGGCGACACTATATTATCGCCAACAACGCTATTATAGCTCAAATATTCTCGAAAGTCAATTAAAATGTTTTGGAGGGCGTAAGAAGTAATGGTAGTACGAAATGGCGTAGAAACCCAGAATGTTACCAGCAAGGACTTTGATCTGACGAGCGCATCGGCCAGCCGTGTACTACTTCCCTGCCGTGCCTGGGGAGAATTGCGGCTGGAAATGATGAACGCAGCTCTTGGTATGATGTCGGAAGAAGAACTACATAAGGTGTGCGATGTTCCTTATGAAAAGGTTGTCCAGCACGAGGATGTCAAAATGCTGTTTAATATCCAGAGGAAACAGGTTCGGCTCACTGCCCACGCCTCCGGGGATGTTGTTTTGGGCCGGCACTTTGATGCCCGCATCCCAGTCATGGCAGACGCAACCGAAATTACAAGCGTTCTGGACGAGTTCTTTTCATGCGGGAGTCGTGGCCTAAGTCAAGAATATGCGGACTATTATGGTAAGGTGTATGCTGAATGGAAAAATCAAAAATAATTTTGCTAATTCCTATTGACAAACAGCAGCCTATCTGATATAGTAATACTCGTAAGGAGTAAGCTAATTTACTTTCATTTGGAAATCAGAAATAGGAGGACGGCGCGTGGATAACAGTAGTTACCGTAGCCAATACATCCAGTCTGGTAATGAGAACATTTCAGAAAAGTCCATAGCTGTATATGACGCTTTCTGGAAGAGGCTTCAAAAGTCCGAAGATGCAGTCGGAAAGCCAATGGAGGATGGCTACACAACAGAAGAGTATGTCAGATTGATAGACGGCATGAATGTTTCCAACATCAGTGCTTTCTTGACATACAAGAGCAAAATCAACCGATATCTCAAGTGGTTGAACGGAAAGGGTTTGCTCGATCAGGAGTTTGTGGACAATCTGCGGCTCGTAAAGTATGATATGGTTCCATCCTATCATGTTTACGACACAAAGTATTTCAAGGACTTCCCTTCCCTACAACAAGCGATTGAAGATACGCTGTGGGCGGCAGAACGGATCGATGACCGAATCTTCAGCACTCAAATTACTGCAATTTATCTGGCCTGGTGCGGATTTACAGCGGAAGAGGCCGTTTCGATTAAAAAGAATGAAGTGTTTGAAGACCATATTGATTCATCCGGCCATAAATGTTTCCCAAATGATAAGATAATGGAATACATTAAAGATTATAGAGATGCTACAGAGTATGAATCGCAAGGTCGTGGAGTTATTACGCTAAAGTATGTGTATTCAGATCTTCTATTGCGAACTTGCAGAGCAGATAGTGTTGATACAAAGACATTGAGAATTATGCTTCGAGGATTTGGAAAGAGCAGTGGCGAAGAAGTAAATCTGTTCACATACGACAAAATTTATTGGTCTGGGATTTTCAATCGGGCTTATATATACGAGCTTGAGAATGGAGAAATAAAGCCTGGGGATGTAGAAACTATGGAAACAATTTTCCAGCAGAAATATCCGTCTGTTGCAGTTGCGAATAAGCGGTTGCGTGACTATCAAAAGTTTAAGGAGCATTTCTTCCCAGAAGCAAAAGGATAATTTCATATAAGGCTTAGAGGGGGAACCCTTTAAGTCATAGATAAGGAATTAGCTAATCTATCTTATATATCCGAACAGTTCCAGGTGGAACACCTTTTGCGGGAGGGCAGGATCGTTACCTGAACGGATAATTTTAAGCTTGTTCCTAACATGATGGAGGTGATGCTATTTGGTTGTATGTACTTACTGTCGTAAGGAGAGGCCGTTTTGGGCTGTGGACGAAGACGGCACTGGCGACTACTCCGCACATATCGTTTCTGGCACAAATGCTTTTGTTGACACTGCTGGAAAGCGTATGAGGTTTCGGTTTTGTCCAATGTGCGGGAGACCGTTGACCAATCCTCCTGACGATGGGGGGGGTAAGGTTCTGGGATTGTTTGCATTTACCAGGCCAACATATCGCAATAGCATAAAAAAGGAGTGTATAACCTATGGGCAAAGCCAGAAGTGACAGCGGCTATTATTGGGTGGACAAAAAGTTGACCTGTAATGGCTGCAAGTATCTAAATTTCTACAAGGCAGGATGCCGACGAAACCAGCCGCCTGGTCAGGTTCGTCATCTTCCAACCTACACAAACGGAGACGATTATATTGCTGTTCTGAGACCGCCCGATTGTGACTACCAGAAAGAGCAGAAGCCAACCGAACAGGTGAGTACGGAGGGGTAACATGCCAGTCTTTATATTGCTTCTGTTCCTTGGCGTTGCAGTCCTATGGCTTTTACTTTCCTTTTGCTTTATCCCTATCGGAAAATTTGTTTACCGATTGATTAAGGATGCAAAAACTTCTATGTCAAAAGATGACTACAAAGAAAAATCTGAAGAAAAGGATGGTACAGATCAGAATGGTTAAGAAAGGATTTATTGGCGCGATTGTGCTTGCCGTCGTTCTATTTGGCGGAGTGATCCTTGGGCTTATGTGTACGGAGCGTATTCCAGCCGGCTATGTCGGTGTGGTTTACAACATGAATGGCGGAGTGGACGGAGAGGTTCTTCAGCAGGGCTGGCACCTTGTCTCTCCTACCAAGAAGGTAACGACATATTCTATCGGGATTGAGCAGAGCTACCTTACAGCCGAAAACAAGGGGGATTCTCCTAACGACGAGAGCTTTAATATTCCTACGTCTGATGGAAAGACAGTGCGTGTAAACCTTGAGTTCTCCTATCGTTTTGATGAGGAACGGGTTTCTGATACCTTTACCATGTTTAAGGGGAAGTCCGGCGAGGAAATCAAGAATACATTTATCAAGCCTAAGATTGTTGCCTGGACGCAGGAGGTATCTGCAAACTATCCCGTAACAGATATCTTTGGAGATAAGCGCACGGAGATCAACGCAGAGCTGGATGTGTACCTGCGGGACAAGTTTGATAAATATGGCATTATTATTGACACTGTGAATTTTACCGATATTTCTGTAGATGGAGAGACCGCTGCGGCGATCCAGAAGAAGGTAAATGCACAGCAGGAGCTTGAGCTTGCCAATATCGAGGCGCAGACAGCAAAGGTACAGGCCGAAAAGGATAAAGAGGTTGCACAGATCGCCGCTGAAAAAGCCATTGTTGAGGCGGAGGCTAAGGCAGAGGCTACCAGAATTGCGGCAGAGGCAGAGGCCGATGCAAATGCGCAGATTGCCGCCTCCCTTACACCTGAGCTGATTGAGAAAATCAAGTATGAGAAGTGGAATGGTGAGCTGCCCACGGTTTCTGGTTCTAACGCAATCGTGAGTATGGAAGGACTGAAGTGATTTTGATGAAGAGAGTTTATGTTGATATCATCTCCGAAAAGGAGAAGAAGCTTCACCAGCTTCAGTCTGATGCGGAGGGCGCTGTGGACATCGTAACACGGGCGATTTCCGGTCTGGAATTGGTAAATCAGGAGATTGAGGATACCAAGGCCGAAATTGACGAGTATATCTCTCGTCTTACTGAACAGCGCGACACATTGATTCATAATCAAAAGAGGAACGCTGTTGTAATCAAGAATTTCTCCAAGCTCCTATCCGCAGAAGAGGCGGGTGAAGTGAGCGATGCGGCATCTTAAATGGCCGCTGGTTGTTACGGCACGAACAGCAATTTAATATGAATGAAGATATGAAAATATAAATGTGTCGTGTTGCTTGGAAAGATAAATTGTCATTTATGTCGAGCAATTAGAAAAGAGACAAATAAGGCGCATACAGCAATCTAAAAGGAAATTGAACTTGAAATTCAACATACATAAGCGCCTTGAATATGGGGCAGTAATCCTAATTTGGTAAGGAAGTGGTTTGCTAAACCACCAGTAATCCGAAAGGATGTGCAGGTTCGAGTCCTGTCTGCCCCGCCATATATGCTGGTGTGATGGAATAGGCAGACAAACGGGACTTAAAATCCTGTGGGAATTTCCCGTGTGGGTTCGATCCCCACCACCAGTACCACGAGAGCGCCCGGTGGCAGCATTTATGTGTATAGGACGGCGGACACTAACAGCAATTTTACTTTTGAGTTCTGGAAAAACTTTGCTTGCGGTTCGACTCCGCAGCTCTCAAAGCCGTCAAATTTCTTCTGCAATTCAGTTAATTTCTTTCAATGTAGTTCGGATGAATATAATAGGACATGCGGGAGTAGCTCAGTTGGTAGAGCAACGGACAATTAGTTTGTGCTTTGTAAAAGCGCGTACAGCAACCTTAAATGGGCAATCTGTTTGTCGGAGGTTCGAGTCCTCCCTTCCGCTTCACGCCTCCTTTGGCGGTTGGTTGTAGGAACATCTATATGATCACAGTTAGGTAAGGGTCACGCTTCGCCGGTTGTACCAGAGCTTGCGGAGTGCTCCAGTGCAATTCTGGTGAGCCTAACACAAATATCTATGCGTAACGCCGGCAGAAGTACAATGCGGGTGCGATTGGTAAATGTCAGTTCGATTCTGACCGCATAGGCCATATGCCAGGATAGCTCAGCTGGTAGAGCACGTAACATCAACCAACGCGGGTTGTGTAATTCGCGCACAGCAATTTTAATGATTTGCCTTCTAAGCACGTGGTCGCGGGTTCGAGTCCCGCTCCTGGCGTTCTATGCAGCAGTGGTCAAGTGGTAAGACAGCGGCTATAAAGAGTGTGTGTTGTATGGCACACGAACAGCAATTTCAAAAAAGGCAAGCCGCCATCGTAGGTTCGATTCCTACCTGCTGCACAAGGGGTAAGAGTTGACTTCACCATTCAAACAGCCCCTAAAAAGTTGGCAGTAATGGTTCGGTTTATAAGAGGCGTACAGCAAAACATTGGTTAAAGTTTTTAGACTCATAATCTGGAACGATAAGGTTCAAATCCTTTCCGCCTCTTGCCTCCTTTAAGACACAGGCAGCACAACACGGACAGTATGTGTCTTGAAGATCTAAAGCACTATTAGCAGTTAGTTAATCAATTTAAGGAGGAAACATCTATGAGCAACGATTTTATGTCCGCTATGAAGAAGACTCTGAACGACGAGTACAATGTTGCGTTCACGGAAAATGGTGCGGCTGGATATCGCACCACCGGCAAGAGCTTACTTGATCTAAATTTCGCCGTTGCTTCTCTTCGCAAGGCGACCCCTGGCGATATCGCCGCGAGATTCACACGGGCTTTCTTTGAGGATCAGGTTGCCGCTATGAAGTGGCTGTTCTTTGCCCGCGATATCCGGGGCGGTCTTGGTGAGCGCCGCTTGTTCCGCGTCGTGTTCCAGTACATGGCGAAGAGCGATCCCAATTACATCAAGCCCTTGATTAAGCTTGTGCCTGAGTATGGCCGCTGGGATGATCTCTGGTGCCTCTTTGGTACTGATTTGGAGAGTGATTTGCTGGACGTTGTGTGCGCACAGCTGAAGGAAGACATCTCCAATATGAACAGCGGTAAAAGCATTTCTCTGCTGGCAAAGTGGATTCCGTCCATTAACGCATCTTCTCCCGTAAGCCGACGCTATGCAAAGCTGATTTGCGGGTATATTGGGATTCAGGAGTGGGATTACCGCAAGGCTGTTTCTGCTCTCCGCACCAAGCTTGATATCGTGGAGAAGAAAATGTCTACAAAGGCATGGGGCGATATCGTGTATGAGGCTGTTCCGTCCCGTGCAAATCTGCTTTACAACAGCGCTTTCCTGCGCCACGACGAGGATCGCCGCCGCAAGTTCCTCAGTAGTTTGGAAAAGGGAGAGACCAAGATTAACGCCTCTACCCTCTTCCCGCACGACATTGTGAGCAAGTACACCAATGGAGGATGGAGCGTAAGCGTAAAGGGGCTTGATCAGACCCTTGAGGCTTTGTGGAAGTCTTTACCTGACACAGTAAACGGCTGCGGTAACACCATCGTTGTTGCAGACGGCAGTGGAAGCATGACCACAAGTGTAGGAGGTAAGGTAAGCGCTCTGGATGTAGCAAATGCCCTGGCGATTTATTTCGCTGAGAGATCTTCCGACCAGTTCAAGGATAAGTACATCACTTTCTCTGAGCGTCCTCAGCTTGTGGATCTCAGCCATGGAAAGTCTCTGAGAGACAAAATCAAGATTGCTTTGAGCCACGATGAGGTAGCAAACACCAATATCGAAGCGGTGTTTGATCTGATTCTGGACACGGCAATTAAGAACCATATGTCTCAGGATGATATCCCCCAGAACATCCTTATCATTTCTGATATGGAGTTCGACGGTTGCGCCGTTTCCAATTCCTATCGTGGAGGATATGGCAGAAACAAGGGCGTTGATTCCCGTTTGTTCCAGGTCATCACCCAGCGCTATGAGGATGCCGGATACAAGATGCCTCGTTTGGTGTTCTGGAATGTAAACAGTAGAACAGGTGCAATCCCCGTTATCGAAAATGACTTGGGCGTTGCCCTGGTCAGTGGATTCAGCACCAACATCGTGAAGATGGTGATGAGCGGCCAGACCGATCCTTACGAGTGCTTGCTGGAGACCTTGAATACAGAGCGCTATGCGCCTATTGAAGAGGCTCTGAAAGGACTGTAATCGCTTTAGGAGAGGTGGTGTCCCACCTCTCCTTTCATTATAAACGGGAGGCATAATTATGGAGGCAATTACCGAATACATCAAAAGAAATTCTAATGGACGAAAGCGCCCTGTGCGTGGAGCAACTATCGCCTCTGCATTTGGCGTGTCTGGAGTTCGGGTAAGAAACATGGTTAATTCAGCAAGGTGCAAGGGAGATCCCATCTGTTCTAATGGGAACGGTTACTACATTGCGAGTGATAAGTCTGAGTTGGAAGATACCATCGCCTCTATCAAAGGGCGTATCAGTGTAATGAATAACGCTGTTGACGGACTGGAGCAATACTTAACACAGATGGGGTGATACATTCAGATGCTGACTGCTCAACAGATTCTATCATCAAAGAAATGTGGAGATCTCTTTTCATCTGCTGATAAACAGGTTGTCATTGCTGAGTATCGGGAAATTGCAAGAGCTTATCATCCAGATATCAGCTCTGATCCGCAGGCAAATGAAGTGATGGCAAAAGTAAATCAGCTCTATGAAGAAGCTCTAAAACTTATTGAGTCTGGCGCTTGGGAGGTAAGCAATCGGCTTATTCTGCGAGACAAATTAGGCAAGAAGTACATCGGGAAATATCTGAAACAGTTCCCATTTGAACTTGGTGAGGCTTATATTGCAAACTCCACTGTGACATATGTGTTTAAGGAAAACCATAAGAGATTTTTCGACAATGCGGCTTCCCAAATCAAAGGATTGCGATATGCAAACAAGAAAATGGAAGAAGAAATGTCTCGGTTTATGCCTCGCATTCTCTATGCCTTGTCCTTAGATGATGGACGATTTTGCTTGGTATTAAATAAGCCAGAAGATGTTTTTCTCCTGTCCGACATAAAAGATTTCTTTGGCGGCAGCTTGCCAGATCGTCATGTCGCCTGGATAATGAGCAGACTGTCTAATCTATGCTGCTACTTCAGCTACACGGGAATTGCGCATAATGGATTGACACTGCAAAATTGCTTTATTTGCCCAAGCAAGCATTCTATTTTACCGCTCGGCGGATGGTGGTATGCCCAGAGAATCGGAGAAAAGATGCTTGGTGTCCCCAGTGCGGTCTACGACATTATGCCGATTAAGGCGAAAAGCGAGAAGTTATCCGATATCATTACAGACTTGGAATCCACCAAGCTGATTGGCCGGCAGCTTTCCGATATTTCGTCCCTACCAAAACCATTCCAAAGCTTTTTGAATTCTGGTTCTGCTCACAATGCAATAGAGGAATTTAATCGCTGGAATACAACACTGGATAAATCTTACGGTGAGCGTAAGTTTGTCAATATGCAAGTAACAAAAACTGATATTTATTGTTAGGAGGAATTATTTATGGGTTGTGGAAGTTGGACTCCCCGTGATTGGGATACATATTCCAAGAGTTCGATTGCCGGAAAGAGCGCGGCTGGGATTTATACCAGCAGATCGGTAAAGCCAGAGTTTGATCCCAAGGGTATCCCGATGAGAGAGAGCCGTGACAGCGACGATCACCCCAACAGCAACGCAATTATCATCGGCCTTGATGTGACTGGCTCCATGAGCGATATCCTTGAGGGCGTAGCTAAGAAGCTAAATGTTCTTGTTACGGAGATTCTGGATCGTAAGCCGGTAACAGACCCGCAGATTATGTTCAACGCTATTGGAGATGCGATGTGTGATTCTACTCCGTTTCAGGCCACGCAGTTTGAGTCCGATATCCGCATTGCGGAACAGCTGACACAGCTCTACTTTGAGCGCGGCGGCGGCGGAAATATGTTTGAGAGCTATCCCCTCGCCTGGTATTTTGCGGCAATGCACACAGACATTGATTGCCTCAATAAGAGAAATCAGAAGGGTTTCCTTTTTACCATGGGCGATGACTGCTATCCTGACCGTTTGACCGCACGGGAAATCAAGGATATCTTTGGCGATACCGTTGAGCGCGATATCCCTGTGGAAGAGCTGCTTAACCTGGTCAACCGGAAATATGAGGTATTCCACCTGGTTCTGGATCGCCGCAGCGATACAAGCAATATTGCAAAGTGGCGTTCCTTGATGGGTGAGCGAGTGATTAAGGTAAGCGACTACACGAAGGTTCCTGAGATTATTGTTTCTATTTTGGAGACAATGGGCGGTAAGGATGTGGACGAGGTAGCCGCCAGCTGGGACGGTTCCACTTCTATCGTGGTTAAGAGCGCTCTTGACGGGCTGAAGAGTGTGACAGCGAAAAGCAATCTCGTAGAGTTCTGACAATAAAAGATAAGCCAGAAAGGGGTATTGGTATGGCAAAGCAAATCAAAGTCGTAATCGGTGCAAACTTTGGCGATGAGGGAAAGGGTTTGATGACCGATTACTTCTGCAAAAGGCTTTCCGAGAGCGGAAGTGTACTCAATATCAGGTTTAATGGCGGGGCGCAAGCCGGCCATACCGTAGTAGTTCCAACGCTCGGCAAGCAAAAGCGCCATGTGTTCAGCCATTTTGGTGCTGGGAGCTTTGTCAACGGTACTGATACATACCTTTCTGGCAATTTTATTTTGAACCCTATTCTCTTTTGTAGAGAGCGCGACGAGATGTACAGAAACTTTTGGTTCTACCCAAAGGTATACATCCATGAGAGCTGTAAGATCACCACGCCATTTGATATGCTGGTCAATCAAATTGTGGAGCGCTCAAGAGGTGATCAGAGACATGGAAGCTGCGGTGTCGGGATCAACGAAACAGTTGTTCGATATAGGAACTACGGCATAGGACACACCATTACTCCTAAAACTATTCGTTCTCTTGACTTAAAGTATTTGCTTACATATCAGCGGGATATCTACCTTCCTAAACGCTTAAAAGAGCTTGGCGTATCTAACATCTCTTTGAATGACCTTAGCGTAATTCTAAGCGAGAATGTCATTGATAATTGGATTGCTCAAGCCAACGAAATGATGGATTATTGTCAGGTCGTGAACGACGATATAGTGCATGATTATGAGGGACTTGTTTTTGAAGGTGCTCAAGGTCTTTTGCTGGATGAGATGTATGAAGAGTTTGCGCCGTATCTCACAACCTCTCGCACTGGAATCCCTGGGGTGAGCAGAGTCCTTTATTCTGCTGATCTATATGACTGCCGTGATATCGAAATGTGTTTTGTATCAAGGACTTACTTTACCAGGCACGGAGCCGGTTTCTTCCCTACCGAATGCAGTGCAAAAGATTTGTTTGGTGAGGATAAACAGGATGCAACAAATGTATGGAATGAGTTCCAAGGAAGTTTTAGATACGGATATTTTGAAGAAGATAGATTCCACAATGTATGTGATCAGGAATTCAAAAAGGCAAAGAGAATGTATCCATACATAAAGTTGTCTTTTGCATTTACCCATGCGGATGAAACAGACGGTATGGTTTTGGAGTCTTCCAGTCACAAGGAGATTAAAGATGTTGTCTCTCCCCTATCTCCAGACTGTTTCTATACATCAATCGGAAATACACGGCAGCATGTTATTGAGGCTCCATTAAAAACGCACAGAAAATCTCAATAAAAACAACGCAAAAACGGCTTTGAATAAGAAAGGGAGTATCAGTTTATATGTTAAAGAAGGTAGACCGCAAAAACCGATTTGTGTCTATGTTTGACCCGAAGACTGGGTTCTATGTGAGAAGCGGTGTATATGACGAGAATGGCAAGGATACTGGAATCGACCCATTTATGACGCAGTTCCCGGAGCTGATAGATGTAGGCGTTATGGGACATTGTGTACACGGGGCAAGCGGCCTTTGCTTAAAGTCTGGTGTCCAATGCTATCAGAATGGCCTTAAAACGCACCATCCCAACATGACGCTTGAGAACTTCAAGCGGATTGTTGACGAGTGTAAAGGAAAGACATTTCAGCTGGCGCTTGGTGGTCGCGGCGATGTGGATCAGCACGAAAACTTTGCAGAGATTCTTCAGTATTGCAGGGAAAATAACATTGTACCAAACTTCACCAGTTCTGGACTTGGTTTTACCGAGGATATTGTAGCTCTATGCAAAGAGTATTGTGGCGCTGTTGCTATTTCCTGGTATCGACAGACTCATACTATTCGAGCCATTCGGATGCTGCTTGATGCCGGCATTAAAACAAATATCCACTATGTTCTTGGCAATAATTCTATTGACGAAGCGATTGACCGGCTTAGAAATAGCGACTTCCCGCAAGGAATCAACGCCGTGATTTTTCTGCTTCATAAGCCCGTTGGCCTTGGGAGTGAAGACAATGTGCTATCGGCAAACGATCCGAAGGTAAAAGAGTTTTTTGATATCGTTGACCATATGGATGCCCCGTTTAAGGTTGGATTCGACTCTTGTTCTATCCCCGCTATTTTGAATTACACCCAAAACATCGATCCAAGCAGCATTGATACCTGCGAGGGTGGACGGTGGAGCATGTACATTACATCCGATATGAAAGCTCTCCCCTGTTCGTTTGACAACCAGGATCTTCGCTGGGCTTATGATATCAGCAATGACACCATCCAAAACGCATGGGACAGTGAGCAGTTTGAGAATTTCAGAAATCATTTTAGAACTGCTTGCCCAAACTGCAAGAACCGAGCGTCTTGTATGGGTGGTTGCCCTATCCGGCCTCAGATTGTAATTTGCAGTCAGACAGAGAAGACGGTGTAGGTATGAGAGACATCAAAAGAATCCGAAAATTCTGCAATCAGCTTGCGGAAATATGGGAAATGTACCCCGATTTAAGATTTTGCCAATTGCTAATATGTTCTTCTCTATTTCGGGATCGAGACCCATTTTATATAGAAGATGAAGATGCGATCCAAATTATTAAAAACAATATGAACGGAGTGATTAGCAATGAAAAATAAAACAGCATGGATTGTGGTTGGCATTGTTCTTGCTTTTGCCTTGCTTGTTGGCGGATTGTTCGTCAGTTCCAATAATAAGGCTATCTTTTTAGAGGAACAGATCAATGCAGCCCAGGCAGATATCAATGTTGCAGAGAAAAGACGTTTTGACCTTGTATATAATCTGGTGGATGCAGTGCAGTCGTATCAGGATTATGAGGGGGAAACGCTGGAGAACATCGTTTCTGCAAGAAACAGCATGGAGTATGGCGATGTGGATGGTGCTCAGATGGCAATCAATGCAGTTGCTGAAGCATATCCTGAACTCAAGGCAAACGAGAACTATAAGCAGCTTATGAACGAGCTTGCTATGACAGAAAACCAGATCGCTCAGTACCGCAATAATTATAATGAGCAGGTGCGTTCTTATAATAAGATGGTACGCTCTTTCCCCAATAACATTATTCTCAGTATTCTTGGATATGAGGCCATTGACACGACATATACCGATTATGACGCGCCTGTAGATGCCCCGCAGGATCTGTTTGCCGATGATAATTAAAAAGAGAGAAGTTCTTTTCAGCGCTATCATAGTTCTTGTAATGTTGCTGGTTGGCCTGTTTGTGAGTGACGCAATTCTTCAAGGTGCAATCTCTAAGAGCGAAGACTACCGCACCGCAACTATCATAGAGAATGAAGGTCAGTTCTTATATGGTATGCAGACCAACTTCGGCCACTCTCTTGTATATGGTGAGGTTTCTTCTGATTCATCCGTTACATATGACGAAATTGGAAACGGATTTATTTATATTGAAAAGCACAAAGAACACTACACCAGGCATACAAGAACAGTGACAAGAACAGATAGCAATGGGAAGAAACATACGGAGACAGAGGTATATTATAGCTGGGATCATGTATGGAGTGATAGTCGGCATGTAGACGATATCACATTTATGGGAGAGACATTCCCATATGACGCTATCGATCTTCCAGTGGAGCGCCTTAATCTGGATTCAATCAGTGTTGGCAATCGAATGAATTATATCTACGAAGGACACGATGATCGCTATTATTACAATGTGACACCGCTAAAGATTACTGGTACGATCTTTACATCTCTCCATGATAATACGATTAACGACAGTTCTGAGCTGTATCGAGATATGAATCCAAAGCAAGTAATCTCTCATATGGAAAGTAATGAGACTATTTACACCGTTGTATTTTGGATTGTATGGATTCTGTTATCTGGTGGTCTTGTATTCGCATTTCTTTATTTCGATAATAAATGGCTTGATTAAGAGGTGATGTAATGAAAACCAGAAAAGACTTTGTTACAAACAGCTCGTCCAGCAGCTTTTTGATTACCAATAATTCAGATGAGGCAATGACATCTAAAGATGTCGCCATGGCCTTACTATCCAAAATTGTAGAAGATGCGGATGGGAGATTTACTCTTGCTCCGGGCGAGTCTATCCGATATGAATGTGGCGACCATGAGGAAGATGGAGCGTTTGAGAACTTTATTCATAGCGGATTCAGCGGCTGGGGCTGCTCAGAACGATATGGCAATGGAGATGTGTCTGTAGATTTTTTGGAGAGCAATCATTAAGGAGAAAACATGAAGTTTAGAAAAGATTTTGTTACCAATAGCAGCTCAAGTAGTTTTATCTGCTGCTTTGCCCGCATTGCCGATCCAGAAAAGGCGCAAGCAGTTCTGGATAAGCATGGTGATAGGATTGAAGTGTACACAGCAGAAGAGGTTCTTGCAAATATCAAGAATAGACGATGGGGTGCTTGGCTTGAGGCAGATTGGGCTGGTGTAGATGTTACTCCCACAGAAAATTATATTCGGGATCACGCTGAAAGCAAGTTTGTAGTTGCAGAGGATCGTCAAGATATCGATGAGAACGAGGACGGATACCCAGACTACGATGTTGATTACTCCTATTTCAATACCGATGCTATTGACGATATCACAGAGAAAAACGGGTTCGCTGAAATTGACTGCCAGTGGGGAGCCGGCAGAGACGGCTAACAGGAGGCAATATGAAAGTAAGAGAAGATTTTGTGACAAACAGCTCATCCAGTAGCTTTATTCTTGCCTTTGAAAGCAAAGAGGATGGAATTGCAAAAATCGCCGCTATGACAAAAAGATACGGCAGTGATTATGTAGAACAGTTGCTCCACGATTTCATGGAGGCTACGCCGATTCTAAAGAAAAATATTCGCACACATACATTCCGAGATGTAGAAGATGATGCAGAGTTTGTTACAGACAACGGCGAGGGAGGCTGGTGGTCTTCCGACAAACTGACCTTTGAAAGACAGTGGATGAACGAACATCCAGGAAGCGACTACCGTGCATACTATGAATCTGAGGAAAGAAAAGCCGAAGTCGAGCGTCGTATGGAGGAAGATTTCAAGAAGATTGAAGATGATATTGGTACTTCATCTTATCTGGTAGAGCTGGAATACGAAGACCATACAGAAGTCGGTTCTGCTCTGGAACATGATATTCTTCCAAATCAGGATTTTATGGTTCGTCGGTTTAGTCATCATTGAGGAAATCAAAATGCTGAAAATTTATAAGACATATCTTCAGTATCAGATAGACGGTGGACGCTGGGAACGATTTGGCTATTCTGGGTGGCTTTGTGAGGAAGAGCGCAATGTAGAATTGCAAAAAACGATTATTGAAAATGCAAGTTTCAAACAAGCGTTTGAGCACTTTGAAAACTGCCCGTCTCATAATGTGATCTCTTGCCGTACATATATCCGCCACCGCCCATATATCTGCCTTATCGGGGCTGGATTTGCAGAGCCTACCAATCTTTATCAAAATAACTTCACTTCTCTTTCAATTAAAAAGATCACAGAAGAGAATAAGGATGTAACCTTAGAGTGGATCATAGAACATTTATCTGCTGAAAAAACAATTCAGTATTTGAAAGAGCGCGGGTTAAATATTTGCCCAATCAAACAATAAGAGGTGTTTTAATGAAATTTAGAAGAGATTTCGTTACCAATTCCAGCAGTTCCAGTTTTGTTTGTGATATCTGCGGCAATGTCGAGAGCGGATGGGATATGTCGCTGCAAGAGGCAGAGATGGTCGAGTGCGTAAACGGCCATACAATTTGCCAGGATGAGATGCTGAGCGCACCAAGAGAGGTAATGCTTCGTCTGATCCAGGAGGAAATGCAGCAATCCTGGTCTCACTTTAAGGATATGACTGATACTGAACTGAACGAGAAGACCGATGAAGAGCTGGAAGAGATGATGATGGAGCGTGAGGACGGATATTATGGAATCCCGGAAGAGTGCTGCCCCATCTGCCAGTTCATCGAGTATTCCAACAAAGATTTGGCAAAGTATCTGGAAAGAGAATATAAGGTTTCTCGTGATGAAGTTTTTGCCAAGGTAAAACAGCTCAACAAGAGACGCAAGAAACTTTATGACAGCGAGTATGTGACCGAGGTATGTTCCAGATTCCATCTGAACCCCGCCGAAATTGTCGCCGGCCTGAAAGATCGGTTCGGCACATACAGCCGATTTTATGATTTTATCCATAAGGGGTGAGCCATGAAAGTAAGAACTGATTTTGTGACCAATAGTAGCAGTAGCTCATTTATCTGTCTTCGCTTGCCGACTGGAGCTGGAGAGGCGATCCTTGAGCAAAACGATCTTTCTTCTGAAAAGATTCTGCAACGTATGGACGATGGAGATTATGACGATATCGAGTTGAGAGACAGATATCTTGAGGCTGTGCTTGGGGAGTGCGGACTTGACTATGTTGGATGGACGCTTGATGAAAATGATTTGACTGAGCACAATCTTGCAGAATTGCGTGAAATGCTGTCCAAAGAGATTAAGTCCGTCTACAAAATGGATGTGTCGCCTAACAATCTAATCTTTGATTTTGGGGAGATTTATCGATGAAAATTAGAAGCGACTTTGTGACAAACAGCAGCAGTTCAAGCTATGTACTTGCTTATAAGGGATTGGATACGCCTCATCCGTCTATCAAGTCCTTAAATAAGATGATTGAGATTGTGTTGTTTTCTGACGGCGGATACGAAACGACGCGGGGAGAAAAGGTTAGAACCATAGATGAGCTGGACAGCTATATGGTAGATACTTATGGGTATAGCGACCTAAATACCATTGACAAACTTTTGGCGGCAGATAGCTATGCGAAAAAGATTCACACAGAATGCGTAAAGGCTCTGAATGATGGGTACACAATTTTGTTTAAGGATGTCGGATACAGCGATGAGACATTGAGCGCCTTACTGCGCGATATTGCAAATGAAGATATCGGTGTGAAGATTTTATTCGGCGATTTCTAAGGAATTAGTTAATCTATTCGAGGTGATGGAATGTATTCTGCTTTTGTAACCAGAATTAAAAATCTGCGCAAGCATTCTAATGCAGATCGTCTGCTGTGCGGCGAATGCTTTGGCAACACCGTAATCGTTGGGCTTGACACGCAGCCTGACGAGCTTGGTGTGTACTTCCCCGTTGATGGGAAACTCGGAATTGAATTTGCTCAGAAAAATGACTTGCTGCGCAGAAAGGATGAAAACGGGAATCCAGCCGGCGGATATCTCGATCCAGAGAAGAGAAATATCAAGGCTCTAAAATTGCGCGGCGAAAAGAGCGACGGCCTGTTTATGCCTTTATCATCTCTGGCAGAGTTTACAGATATCTCCCAGCTGAAGGAGGGGGACACCATTACTCAGCTCGACGGAGTGATGATCTGTGAAAAGTATGTCCCCGCTCGTAAGCAAAGTACAAGTGCAGGAGCCGGGAATCGTACCAGGAAGCGTAAAGATCCTATCTCTCCCCTATTCATGGAACATGCTGACACGGAGCAGCTCCCATACAATCTTGGGGCATTCCACCAGGGCGATCTTGTAGAGATCACATTGAAAATGCACGGGACTTCTCAACGGACTGGATACCTCCCTATGCTGTCTGGCTATAAGCGCACACTGCTTGACAAGCTGTTTCGTCGGCCTGGTACTCCAATTTATGATTGGGGCTATGTGACTGGAACTCGCCGCGTTGTTCTTGATACATATGATGGTGGTTTCTATGGCAGCAATGCTTTTCGTGAGCAACATGCCAAAGTGTTTGAAGGAAAGCTCCATAAGGGCGAGACAGTCTATTATGAAGTCGTTGGCTTTACTGATGACGGCACTCCGATTATGGCTTCTTGCGATAACAAGAAAGTTGGAGATAAGGACTTTGTAAAGCAGTATGGCAAGCAGACTGTATTCAGCTATGGTTGTAGCTCGGATGGTGTAGATGCACCAAAGTCTGCCCTTTATGTATACCGAATGACCATGACAAACGAGGATGGGGATGTAGTGGAATATCCTCCATTCTTCATGCGCTATCGCTGTGAACAGATGGGCGTGAACTGTGTCCCGCTCCTATGGTCTGGGTTTGTGCCTGAGAACGATAATCCTGGCGAATGGGTAAAGGGTGTAGCAGAGTGTTACTACGACGGAGCAGATCCCATTGGAAAATCCCATGTGCGCGAGGGTGTTGTCTGCCGCATTGTAAACCGTCCGAAATTTACAGCCTACAAGCACAAGAACTTTGCATTTAAGGTGCTTGAGGGGATTGTCAAGGAAGTTGCTTCTGCTCCAGATATGGAAGAGGCGCAGGAAGTAACCGAGGCGGCGTAATGAGCAGAGAAATGATTGATCCATGGAGACAGTATGGTGTCAAACTTGAAAAGGAAGAGATGGTAGATGGTGTCCCCCATCTATTCATCTCTGTCCCGACTGTTTCTGATTTTATCGATGACAATGGAAACGAGCTTTCTGGTGCTTTACTGGCAAAGCGTGTAAAAAGAAGTATCTCTGACCCCATTGTGTTAAAGTCCAGGAATCGAAATGAACGATGGACAAAGAACATGTCATACAACATCGACTGCAAACCAAAGGGTAACACAAAAAGCAATTACCAAAGCGCAAATCGAAACAGTGATGTAGACCTATTTGATCTGTTCTTTGGTCAAGGCAGAGGGAATCCGTTTGTTTAATAGGAGAGGTGTTTGAAATAGAATTGGTCGAGCACGATAAGAAAATCATGTGCCGGCTTTCAGAACACTTAGACGCAGTGAAGGAGAGACACCCGGAATGGGTTGGTATTTTCCTACAAGGGTCTCAAAATTACAAGCTCGATTATGAGGGGAGCGATGTTGACTCCAAGCTGATTGTCCTCCCCTCTTTCGAGGATTTTGTTCTAAATAGAAAGCCGCAAAGCTATACACACATCATGGAAAACGATGAACATGTTGACGTTAAAGATATCCGCTTGATGTTTGATTGTTTTAGAAAACAGAATATCAACTTTGTGGAAATCTTATTCACAAAGTATAGAATCCTTAATCCGAAATATGAATCGTTGTTTTATCCAGTGCTCAATGCACGGGAGTTGATTGGGAGATATAACGACTTTGCTTCTCTGAATTGCATGGTTGGTACGGCGATGGAGAAGCAAAAGGCACTTTGTCATCCGTATCCAGCTACGATGGATAAAATTGAGCGCTTCGGATACGACCCAAAACAACTCCATCATATTTTAAGGCTTGAAGAATTTATGACGAGATGGCTTGATGGAGAGCCGTATGAAGATTGCCTACTTTCTAAGAAAACAGATTACTTAAAACAAATTAAATTTGGCTGTCTTAGCAAAGATGAAGCTGTTGAGATGGCAGACCGCTATGTGTCTGCAATGAAATCTGTAAAGGCAAAATACATGGAAGAGCATGAACCGTCTGTAAACCGAGCTGTTGATTATATTTTGAATCAAACGCTGCTTCTGCTATTCAAGTACAATTTCCAGTTTGAAATCGGAGGTGCTGCGTAGTGTATATATGGTATCTGAAGATCCTATTGTCAAACGGCAAGACAGTTTATGGGGCTTACCAATGCAATGCAGGAAATTCAACCGATGCTATCAAGCAAATCTTTGATGATAGGTTTTCGGCTGTTGTATTTATGACACCAGATAAGAGTAGGGAGACTGCTCTGTGTGTGATTATCCGTGATATTTCTGCATATTGGATTAGCTCAAAGCCATTTGAAGATGACAAGGAGAAGCAATAATGAATCCCACTTTTATTATGATGGTAGGTTTGCCATACAGCGGTAAGTCCTACTACGCTGAGAAACTGTCCAAAGAGTACGGTGCTGTAGTCCATTCCAGTGACGCGATCAGAGCTGAAATTCTGGGAGATGTTCAAGACCAGAATAATAATGGAAAGGTATTTGAGGTTCTGCATCGGCGCGTTTACGATGATTTGAGCAATGGGAAGAGCGTAATTTACGACGCAACCAATATTAACTACAAGCGCCGTATGGATGCTATCCAGAGATTGAAGCGCATCCCGTGCGAAAAGGTTTGCTATCTAATGGCTACGCCTTTTTCTGAGTGTGTAGAGAGAAGCAAGTGTCGTGAGCGCGTTGTGCCATACGAAGTTCTGGAGCGCATGTACAAATCCATTTGGATTCCACAGTATTACGAGGGCTGGGATCGCATTGAAATCGTGTACCCAGATGGATTTAAGACGCTTGATACCAAAGAGCTGTTCTGGGGCGAGAACGGCCTGGCCTGGATCAACCAGGACAACCCGCATCACAACTTGACTGTCGGCGCACACTGTATCGCTACATACGCAAATATCCACGGCGGATCTCCTGAACTGTATGAGGCTGCAATGCTCCACGATATCGGTAAGCCATTTACCAAAGCGTTTAAGAATAGCAAGGGTGAGGACACCGATATTGCCCATTATTATGAGCACCACCATGTATCAGCCTACGATAGCCTCTTTTATATCTCCCCCGCTCTTGACGTGCTCTATGTAGCCGGTTTGATTCAGTGGCACATGCGTCCTTTCGAGCTTGAAAGAGTACCTAAATCTCAAAAGGCTCTGGAAAAGTTTAAGCGGCTGATCGGAGAGAAGATGTACAACGATGTAATGGCTCTCCACGAATCCGATATTAAGGCAAAGGGTGCTGACGCAGAGGACGCAGCATGAAGTGTTCAGTGTGTGGAAGAGAGTTTGAAACAGTATACCCATGCCCTTATAACCAATCATTTGGCGCTGTGTGTGAGGAATGCTGCGATAAGTGTTTTCAGTCAGAGCCTTTCCCCTGTTGGGAGAAGATAGAAAGGCTTGGAAAAGAATATAAGGACGGTGAGTTTTTATTTATACCAAAGAAGACTTAGAAACTATGCAGTCATGGGACTTGGATAGAAAAATCCAGGTCACTACTGCCCGTATCATGGAATGGTATGAGCATTACAACGGCTTAGTCTATGTGGCTTTTTCTGGCGGTAAAGATTCCACCGTCCTTCTTGATCTTGTGCGACGTATTTATCCAGATGTACCAGCTGTATTCTGCGATACAGGACTTGAATTCCCAGAGATTCGCCAATTTGCTATGAGCGTTAATAATGTGGTTGTACTTAGACCAGAAATGAACTTCAAAAAAGTCATTGAGACCTATGGGTATCCAATTGTATCAAAGCGGGTTGCCGACACGGTAGAGTACGGCCACAAGCCTGGTTCTTTTCGGTGGAAAGAGCTTCACGGAGAAATCATTCGGAGCAATGGTACAAAGTCAGAATTCAACTGTGAAAAATGGTGTTACTTATTAGACGCTCCGTTTAAGGTGTCTTCTCGGTGCTGCAATATTATGAAGAAGAAACCAATGAAGAAATACTCAAAAGAAACTGGGCGCGTACCTATTATTGCTACCATGGCAGACGAGAGCCGTTCACGCAGATCGGTGTGGATGTCTACCGGGTGTAACGCCTTTCAAAAGAAATCTCCGTCTTCCCAGCCCATGTCGTTTTGGACAGAGAATGATGTTCTTGAATATATCCACACCTATAATATCCCATACGCCTCTGTCTATGGCGACATTGTACCCTGTGGGGGGGGGTGGACAACGACAGGCGAAAAAAGAACCGGGTGTGTGTTTTGCGCTTTTGGCGCTCATTTGGAGAAGTCTCCAAACCGTTTTCAGCGGCTCAAACAGTCTCATCCAAAGCTGTGGGAGTATTGCATGAAACCTGTTGAAGAGCATGGTCTTGGTATGCGCAAGGTTTTAGAGTTTATCGGTGTACAGTGTGATTGAAAGAGGTGTTTTTATCAAGTTATTCAGAAAATCTTTATTGGCCTGTATTGTTGCGGGTGTACTGGTTATGCCGGCTCATGCAGCAACATCATCTGAAATTAAGCAGCAGATCGATGCCGTGATTGAAAAGCAAAATTTGGCGCACCAGATCGCTGAATATGTCCGTTCATTTGGCGAGGATGACAGTAATCCAGCCATTCAATTTGCCCAGGAAAAATGGGCAGAGCAGCAATCAATTTTAATTCCGCTTTATGAACAGTATAACAAAGCGGTGCAAGAAGAGAATAGCAAGGGACATTATCTTGGCCGATTTAGGATCTCCCACTATTGTCCTTGTTCCATCTGTAATGGAGGATATTCAGGCACTGCGTCTGGCGCTCCATTGACTCCGTGGGTATCTATTGCCGTAGATCCGTCTGTTATCCCGCTCGGCAGCTCGGTTTACATAGATGGGTATGGTAGCTTCAAAGCGCATGATACTGGCGGTGCAATCAGGGGTAATCGTATCGATGTATGTGTAAGCAGTCATGCAGAGGCATATCAGCTTGGCGTTGTGTACCGAGATGTGTATGTCAAATAATTTTTCGCTGTCCGGTTAATTATTTGGCTTGTTTGTCAGAAGGTATATAGAGACGAATAGAGGTGATATGGTGCAAGAAGGGGAACTTTTATATATCCGTCCAAGAAATGGTAATACATCGGGCGGAATGATAATGAAGTTTGAGAGTAGTTATCGTGGCGAAGAAGATCTAAGTTATCACGGTAGTCCATGGTATGAAAACTTCATTGTATGTACAGATCCAGTAACTGGCGAGAGAAAGGAATTTGGAGACCAAAGTTATATTTGGCAAAGTGCGATAGGGTATATTAAATACCTACAAGAGAAACTAAGAAAAGTACAGGCTGTTGTATCGTATTTTTAATCACAAAGAATTAGTTAATCGATTTTGAAAGGAATGTGTTTGATTGAATTACAAAACTGCCCTATTCTGCGAGTTCGATAAGTACGCCGCAGAAAGCTATTGTGCAGTCCATGGCGTAGATCCGTCTCTGAACATTGGCGACATCACAAAGGCAGATGAAAAGTCTGTGCCTGATTTCAATACCATGTTTGGCGGAAGCCCTTGCCAGGACTTCTCAATCGCGGGCAAACAGGGGGGGGCTGCATGGTCATGTAAAAGCTGCGGCCATACATATAACCCCTTAGAAGCCCACTACACTATGCGGGATAAATGCCCTAAGTGCGGATCAACAGAGATTGAAAAGACAAGATCTTCTCTCCTTGTAGAGTGGCTCAGGTTCCTCAGAGAAAAGAAGCCTCGCTTTGCGATCTATGAAAATGTCAAAAATATTGTAGGCGCTCGTTTTAAGGCCACATTTGATTTGTTTGTCAAAGAGCTGGAGGACTACGGATACAATGTCTATTGGCAGGTTCTGAACGCAAAGAACTATGGTATTCCTCAGAACCGAGAGCGTGTATATTGTGTCATCATTCGTAAGGATCTTGATAATGGGAAATTCCAGTTCCCCTCCCCTATTCCGTTAAAGCATACCCTCAGCGATATGTTGGAGGCGGAGGTTGACGAGCGATATTACCTCAGCGACGATAAAGTAGCTGGTATGATCGCCCCCCCCCCGCTGTGTAACATCAGCAGAACAATCAGAACAAGCGGACGAAGCTCAACAGACCGGCACACATGGGATTTACTGCCGGCAGATTGGAGCGAAGCTAAGCCAGAAAGGAACGACCTTTGATGGGTATAGCGATGTAGCTATGACGCTTCTGGCGAGAGACTACAAAGGGTTCGGGAATCAACCTATGACGGGAGTAATTGAACATGGGAGATCAGATTATTCAAGTGGGAAATGTATGCCCTACCAAGACAAGGAGTAACCCAAATCAAGGTAGAGTGTATGACCCGCAAGGTATCTCCCCTACCCTAAGCTGTATGGGGGGGGCAACTTGGAGCCACACATTATTATTTACGATGATTACAATAGGAGGATCAAGTCAGACCAGACTTGCATAGGAACAGTTATGCCAAATTTCAAAAATGATGCGCCAGGGAACGGTACAAAGTTGATTGTGCCAGAGCAACAGAAGTATCGCGTTAGAAAACTAACCCCAAAGGAGTGCTGGCGGCTCATGGGGTTTGAAGATAGCGACTTTGAAAACGCCAGAAAAAGAATGAACGAGAATTTATATAAGGGGAGCGACAGATCTTCTTCCCAGCTCTATAAGCAGGCCGGTAACAGCATCGTGGTAGATGTGCTGCTGCATATCATGGAGAATCTTTACGATGCCATGCCGTATCTTTTCGATGATATCGTTGTCGGGTCTTTCTTCTCCGGTATCGGTGCGTTTGAAAAGGCGCTGACGAGACTTCAGCCGGAGCCGCATAAGTGTTCAGATGTCAACGGTGACGATACGCCAAATCTACAACAGGTCGGATATATCAACGATTACAATGGGGACGCAAATAGAGTGTACAGCGGCGATGGAGTGTCCCGCACCCTCAAGGCGGATGCAGGGGGGGCGGAGCAAAAACGGGATGGTACACGGTTCCCCACTCGGCCTAATCGATCCACAGGGCAGATCTACAAAGAAGTGTGTAATAAAGCCTATGTGTCCAACACTGCGGGCGCAAATCCACGGTAATCCACCAGGAGTTGTGTATGGAGAAAGTCAGAATTAAACAAGCCACAAAGAAAGGCTATATTGAATGTCTTGTGGGGGGGGCTGTTGATCTGTCCTACCCAAACAGCAAAACCAGACGTGGCAGAGTGCAAGAGGGCGGATTGATATGCCCTACAATAACTGCTCAAAACACTGGAATTTGTGTGATTGAGTTGCAAGAAAAACACGAAAACCTCTTGACATTTGAGGATTATCTGCTATACTGTAATAGGAAATAGTTAATCAATTTTGGCACATAGTCAAAGTTTACAATTCCAATAAGCAATTAGTTAATCAAAATTTATCAAAGGAGTAAAGCTTATGACCACTGAAGATTTCATCAAGAATGTAGCACACGATCTGTTTTCCGGCGGAGTTACCCTCACCCCTATTGCCGAGGCAAAGGCAATTCCCTGCAACATCATTCCAAAGCCGGCACAGGTTATCTTCAATCCTCCTGCTACCATCGTTTACTGGGAGGATGGTGACAAGACTGTTGTTCGCTGCGATAATGACGTGTTCTCTGAAGAATTCGGCTACGCTATGGCCTGTATGCGAAAGGCGTATGGATCTCGTGGAGAGTTCAAGGCTCAGTTCAAGAATGCGTTCCGTCCTTACCTAAAGCCCAATAAGAAGAGCAAGAACAAGATTAAGGACGTATCTCCCGCCGCCCTCCCTCCCAAGTCTAAGACCATCGGCCTGGATCAGATGATTAAGCAGCTGGCCGGAGATGACAGTATGGGTGTCTGCGTTGGCTATCGGGTAAAGGAAGACGAGTAATTTCGTATGTGTAGAATGTGGCTGTGTGTTTCAAAATCCAAAGGAATATATTGAGACACACGGCCTCGACACTCCACCATACGAGCATTTTACTGGTTGCCCAATGTGTGGAGGGAGCTATGCCCCTTACAAACAATGCGATCTGTGCGGGAATCCGATTTTTGATGAATACATTATGCTAAAATCGGGCGAGGTGTATTGCGAAAATTGCTATTGCCGCAAAAATATCGATGATTTATGGGAGTGATATATCCTGGTAAACGAAGATCTAAAACAGCGATACCTATCTATTTGCAGAGAAAACATTAAGCGCAACGGGCTGGATGAGCTGTTGAACTGGATTGAGAGTACGGATTTTTACTCTGCTCCGGCCAGTACAAAGTTCCATGGCAACCATGAAGGTGGCCTCTTGGAGCATTCGCTCAATGTTTATGATGCCTTAAAGGAATTAGTTAAACAATTTCAAGAAGTTGAAGTGTCCGAGGAAAGTATTGCAATCGCGGCGCTGTTCCATGATTTGTGCAAGGCAAATTACTATGCTGTCGGTACAAAGAATGTAAAAGACGAGCTGACCGGGCAGTGGCACAAGGAACCTTTCTATAAGGCGGAAGACCAATTCCCTGTTGGTCATGGTGAGAAATCTGTTATTATTTTGCTTCAGCATATGAAGCTGACAGATGAAGAGATTTACGCGATTAGATGGCACATGTCAGGGTTTGACAGCGCCGTGAAAGGTGGAGATTTTGGGTGCAGCAAGGCATATGATATGTGTCCGTTTGCAGTTCTACTTCACCTTGCAGATATGGAAGCTACTTATTTGATGGAGGAACGCAGTGTCTGAAAACACAAGCACAATGAACTTGAATAAGAAGCTGTTTGAGCTTCGCAAGTATGTAGATGTAGTAAAGAAAAGCAAGAAAGGATACGGATATACCTATGCTTCTATCGTTGAAATTCTTGCCAAACTGAAAGCCGGCATGGATAAATACGGTCTTTTGCTGGAAGAGGAATGCGTACACGGTTCGCAAAAAATTGTAATTGACCACTATGAAAAGCCGAAGGTGCTCAAAGATGGAAAGACCATCCAGGAAGTCGTACACGAATTTGTGGTGTCTCAGGATATTATCTTTACCTGGATCGATGTTGACAGCGGAGAGTTTAGACAGGTTCCTTGGACTTGCTGTGGAGAGCAGTCCGATCCTTCCCAGGCACAGGGCGGGGGATTCACTTACGCGCAGCGTCAATTCCTAACGCAGTATTTCCAGATCGCAACGCCGGATGACGATCCCGATTATTACCGCAGTCAGAAGGAAGAGGCGGAGGTCGAGGCAAATATGGCCGTAACAAAACAGATTGTTACGAAGATTGATGCCCATGTTCACAGTTTTCTTGACGCAAACGACAATTCTGATACGGCGAGAAAAGCGTTGACAGATCTGGTTAAGAAATATGTACGCAACGGAAGTAAGCCGAGCGCTGACTATATGAATTATTTGACAGATCCAGAGGTTGCTGCGCAGCTTCTGGAGGAACTGCAAAAGCAGTGCCCTATTGGTAAGGATGGAGGTAAACAATAATGGGATTTCACGAGGGCGCATACGCAACAGTATGGGAGATCACGAACCAGGGAGACAGTTTTTCCAAAGTTCGCCTCTCCATCAGTAGAAAAGATAAGAAGTCGGACGAGTATGTAACCGACTTTAATGGATTCGTTGGGCTTGTCGGAGAGGCAAATAAGAAGCTCAACCTTATTGATTCCGCTTTGTCTTCTGGAGATCGGTGCAGAATCAAGATCGGAGCATGTGATGTATCCAATAAGTACAATAAGGATGAAGGGAGAGAGTACACCAACTTCACCATGTTCGACTTTGAGTTGAGCGACGGAGCTGCACAGTCTGATGATAGAAAGTCAGCTAAAGCAACGAAGAAAAAGACCAAGGCTAAGCCTGCTGCGTTGGCAGATGAAGAGTCATCTGAAGAGGATGACGAAGACCTCCCGTTCTGATCAACAGTCTGGCGGTGATGCTCTATTCGTTATGATTTAACGATATCAGATATGGTATGGAGCTATTCTCGCCTCACATCGTTTGATGAATGCCCTTACAGATGGTTTTTGAGCTATCTGTATCGTGACGAGTTCGGTAGGCCGCTGAAAAAGAAAAGTGGGTTTTTTGCAGAGTTCGGAAGCTATATCCACATGATTATGCAAATGTACTTAGACGGTGTTTTGAAGGAATCTGATCTTTCTACATTCTATGTAGCCCACTTTTCTTCTAATGTAAGGTCAAAAGCTCCAAACCAAAAAATACACCATAATTATTTTGAACAGGGCTTTCGCTATCTTGATAATCTGTCTTTCCCAAAGAGAGATATCCTTGGCGTAGAGCAGCGGGTGAGTTTTGAATTTGCTGGCAGGCCATGGACTGGCTTTATAGATCTTATCAGCGAAGAGGATGGAAAGCTGATTATCACAGACCACAAATCAAGGACGCTGAAACCCCGTTCAAATCGGGCATCCCCTACGAAGTCGGATTTGGAATTGGACAGCTATTACAAGCAGCTGTATGTGTACTCTGCGCCAGTCAAAGAGTTATATGGAAAATATCCAGACGCACTTGAGTTTAATTGTTTCCGTTCACAGACAATGATTCAAGAGCCTTTTCGTGAAGACAAATTTCATCGTATGGAGCAATGGTCAAAAAAAGAGATTGAAAAAATCATCATAAATGATGACTGGGGCGCAAGGCCAGATTATTGGCGTTGTCATTATCTATGCGATGTAAGTAGGGATTGTGAGTATAGAAACGCTTCCTAAAGAGAGGGGTGACGGGAACTGCAAATTGATCGTGATACGATCCTTGAGGCGAAAGAAAAGCTGGGCGATGATAACGCAAAGATTATCGTTCAGGAGTTAGGCATTGAGGATTTTGACGAACAGAACCTACGGTGCTGCTGCCCCTTTCACCAGGAGGATCACGCATCGTTTATATATAACCGCAAAACATACTCTTTCCACTGCTTTGGAGCATGTGCAAGAAATTACGATATTCTTGATGTGTTCATCTATAAGGGTATGACTTATCTTCAGGCTTGCCAAAAGCTGTTTGATTTGGCTGGGATCAAATACAGCTTTGGTGAGCTTGGAGTAAAAACAAAGCATCAATATAGGTATCCAAAAGAAGTACCTATTGGAGATAAAAGCAAGATCTATGCGTATTTCAAAAAGCGTTGCATTAGCCCTCAAACATTGGATTACGCAGATGTCAGGCAGGATGAAGAGGGGAATATTGTATGGAACTACTATGATTCCAACGATGTTCTGACTATGGTAAAGTACCGCCCATCCAGAAAGATCCACAAGGGAGAAAATAAATGCTGGTGTCAAAAGAACGCTGATACAAGTAATCTCCTGTTTAACATGAACCGCATAAACACAACTGCTCCCTTACTGATCTGTGAGGGCGAACCTGATTGCTTATCCGCTATTGAGGCTGGTTTCACAAATACGGTCTCCGTCCCGCTCGGTAGCGGGAACTTTCACTGGATAGAAGAGAATTGGGATTGGTTAGAACAGTTTGACAGCATCATCGTCTGTTCCGACAATGACGAAGCCGGGCAAAAAATGCAAAAAGAGGTTGTGTATCGCCTTGGCAGCTGGAGAACTAAGGTTGTTGAAGTCCCTCCTGTTTTTGAGGCAGAGAACGGCAAAAAATATAGTATCAACGATCTCAACGAAGCTCTTTACTATCTTGGCAAAGAAAAAGTCCTTGAAATCATTTTGAATGCTAAGGATAGCCCAGTACCAGGTGTAATTGATTTCTCCGACATCCAGGATGTTGACTTAGACCAGATTGATGGTATTACAACTGGCATTCGCCCTCTTGACCGATATCTTATGAAGCTGTTCCAGGGGACATTAAACATCATTACTGGTATCAATGGTGCCGGCAAGAGTTCGTTTATCAACCAAATTATTTGCCAGTCTCTTGAACAGGATAAAAATGTGTTCCTGTTTTCTGGTGAGCTTCCTAATTTCCAGACAAAAAACTGGTTGAACTCCGTTCTTGCAGGCCAGAGGCACATTGAAGAGCGTCATTTCCAAGATGCGACATATTACAAGGTAAGGCCAGAGGCAAAGCGGGAGATTGATGAGTTTTATCGTGGCCGCTTGTACATCTATGAGGATGGCCGCTCTAACCGGATGACCGATCTTCTGAAGACTATGGAAGACTCTGTTCGCAAATACGGGACAAAACTTTTGATTCTTGATAATCTCACCGCTATCAATCTGGAATGTAGCGATGATAACAAGTACAATAAACAATCCGAATTGATAATGAATCTGATTGCGTTTGCAGTAAAGTTCAATGTTATCGTTCTACTTGTTGTCCATCCCCATAAGATTGACACAATGCGGCGGCTTAACAAGATGGATGTTCAAGGCATTTCGGCAATTATCGACCTGGCGCACAGAATCATAAGCCTCTACCGCGTGTCGGAAAAGGATAAGCAGGGAGAACCAAAGATGAATGGTTCTGGTTGGCGCATTAAGCCAATCAAGGAGGATGTTCTGATTGACATTCTAAAAGACAGAATGCTTGGGTTCGAGGGTAGAAGCGTTGGCGTATATTACGACCAACCTTCCAGACGGTTTTTTACTTCTGAAGAGGACTTGGATCGTCGCTACTCCTGGGATAAGCACCCGTACACAGGTGGTCTCCCCTATCCCCCAGCTCAGTTAATTGACGAAGAAGATGAGGTATTCGGAACGGTAGACGGATAGCGGTAAGGAGGCGAAATTTCTGTCTAAAAATTATACTGCTTACCATGTGCATTCAGAGCTGTCCTTGCTGGACAGTGCGACAAAGTTTCAAGACTATATTGATCGTGCTGTCCAGCTTGGTCAGACGGCGATTGCATTTACGGAGCATGGAAATATATATCAGTGGGTTGCAAAAAAGATGGCTTGTGATAAAGCAGGAATCAAATATCTTCATGGTGTAGAGTGCTATTTGACAGAGCAGCTCTATGAGTACCCAGATATAAACGACTTATGGTATGAGGCGCAACAAGGTCGGAGCGAAGAAGAAGCGCAAAAAGAACTTTCTGATCTAATGGAGTCTGGGAAAAAGAAGGTTAGAGACAATTATCACACGATTTTGATTGCAAAGAATTATGACGGCATCCTTGAAATCAACAATCTTGTGAGCCTGTCCAACCGTGAAGACCATTTCTACTATAAGCCACGAATTACATTTGATGAGTTCCTTGGTATCTCTGATAATGTGATTAAGATTAGCGCCTGCCTTGCGTCTCCACTGAACAAACTAAGCGTCCGTCATCCAATGTATGAAAAGCTGCTGTGTCACTATGATTATTTAGAGGTGCAGGCTCATAACTTTGGGGAGCAAATCTCTTACAACTGCCACTTGGCGGAAATGTCTAAGAAATACGGAATCCCTTTGATTGCCGGCACAGATACACACAGCATCGATGCTTATAAGGCAGAGTGTAGAAGTATCATGCAGCTTGCAAAACATATTGAGTTTGCAGACGAAGATAGTTTCGACTTGACTTACAAAACCTATGACGAACTGGTTGAAATGTTCCGCACTCAACACGCTTTGCCAGAGTCAGTTTTTCTCCAGGCGATAGAAAACACAAACCGTATGGCAGATTCTGTTGAGCCTTTTGATCTGGATATCAGCTTCAAATATCCTAAGCTGTATGGCGCTGAAGACAAAACTGTGTTTGATGATACTATTCAGAAAAACTTTGAGGCCAAAATTGAAGAGGGCGCAATCACCCAGGAACAGATACCCAAATTCAAAGAGGCAATCAAAGAAGAGTGCCGCGTCTTCGATAAAATCGATATGTCTGGCTTTATGCTGTTTATGTCAGAGCTTGTAACATGGTGCAAATCAAATGGTATCCCGATTGGGTTTAACCGTGGTTCTTGCGGCGGCTCTCGCGTGGCCTATGTGACAAACACGACAGACCTCAATCCTGAAACCTGGCACACGGTTTTCTCTCGGTTTTGTAATGAAGACCGTAAAGAGATCGGAGATATCGATATTGACGTATCCCCTTCCGATAGAGACAAGGTGTATGAGTACATCATCAATAGGTTTGGACAGGAAAAAACCGCCTTTATCCTTGCGATTGGTACGATTAAATCCAAAGGGTGCATTGATGAGATTTGCCGTGCGCTTGGTGTAAAGTGGAATAAGGAACATCAAAGAGACGAAAAAGAGTTCCGAAAAGTGATGGAACAGCTAAAAGATGATGGCGTATCAATTGCCTTTGGCGATGTGGGGGACGGGTTTGGTCTGTATCTCCTTGATAAAAACGGAAAACTAATTTTGCCGAAAAGATTTGAGCAAACTCCACGGGCTGAGCTGGTCAAACAATTCTCCAAAGAGTACACAAAACTCAAAGAAGAAAATGAGAAGATTTTTCAGAAGAATCCATGGGTAGGCAAGGTAAATAACGAGATCAAAGACTTGTTTGAACTGGACGAGGAAAAAGCAAGAACAAAATATCCAGAAGTGTTTTACTACTACGATGGGCTTCTTGATGTTGCAATTTCTCAATCCATGCACCCAGCCGGCATTGTTGCAAGCCCAATCACACTGCGGGATCACTACGGTACATTTCTCTCTGAGGGGAAGGAAATCTTACAGATCGACATGGAATGTGTGCATGAGGCTGGCCTTGTGAAATACGATATCCTTGGCTTAAAGAATATCGAAATCATAAAGGACACATATGCACTGATTGGAAAGCCATATCCAAAGTCTCACGAGATCAACTGGGATGACGATGCGGTTTGGAAAGACATGCTGCGCTCCCCTATTGGGATCTTCCAGTTTGAGTCGGCTTTCGCCTTTGACAGCCTGAGGAAATTCAAAACGCACAGTATCTATGATATGTCTCTGGTTACTGCATGTATCAGGCCGTCTGGAGCATCGTACCGTGATGAACTTCTTCAGCGAAAGCCACACCATAACCCATCTCCCATCATTGACGATCTTCTGAAGGATAACCTTGGTTATCTTATTTACCAAGAGGATACCATTAAGTTCCTACAAGAGATCTGCGGTCTATCTGGCAGTGAGGCAGACAATGTACGTCGCGCTATTGGCCGCAAACAAAAAGATAGACTTGAAGCAGCTTTGCCAGATATCTTAGAGGGGTACTGTTCTAAATCGTCACAGCCAAGAGAAGTGGCAGAAGAAGAGGCAAAAGAGTTCCTTCAAATCATTGAAGATAGTGCGTCCTACCAGTTCGGGTATAACCACTCAATTGGATATTGTATGATCGGCTATCTGTGCGCCTATCTTCGCTATTATTATCCGGCTGAATTTATCACGGCGTATTTGAACAACGCAAACAACGAGGAAGACATCAAGAACGGAAGCGCCCTGGCAGAGCTGTATGGGATTCAAATTGTCCCGCCTCGATACGGCATCTCTAAGGACAAATATGTGTTTGACAAAGATCGGCATGTGATAGCAAAGGGAATCAACTCTATCAAGTACATGAACAGCGCTGTGGCAAACGAACTTTATGATCTTTCAAAAAGAAGTGCTACTGATACATTTATGTCGCTGCTTAGTTTGATGAATTCAGAGACATCTCTTGACACCAGACAGAGAGACATTCTGATCAAGATTGACTTCTTTTCTGATTTTGGAAATGTTGTTGAACTTTCAAAAATCACATCTGTGTTTACATTTTTCAAGAACGGGACAGCAAAGAAAGTCCAGAAAGATAAACTGAGCGGCCAGATGCTTGAGATTGTATCGAAACATGCAACCGATAAAACAAAGAGTGGGACAGAAGCAAAGGCTTATAGCATTACAGATATGCAGGGTCTTCTAAATGAGTGTGAAAGCATTATTAAGGCTTTGAATCTCCCAGATTTAGATTTGAAATGCAAAATACAAAATCAAATCGAACTTATGGGATATATTGACCTAACAACTAACAAGAAAGAAGACCGCCGCAAGCTTTTGATTACAGATGTGTTCCCGTTGTCCAGTAAAAAGGATAATACAATTTGGGGATACGCTGTGCAAACAAGATCTATCGGTAGTGGGAAAATAGCGCGTCTCACAATCCGTTCATATACTTTTACGAAAACACCCATTAAGCGGTTTGATATCGTGTTGGCAAAAGAATTGGAGAAAAACAGGAGTGGTTATTGGTATTTGCTTGATTACGAATTGATTGCATAATGTAAGAAAGGATATAACGGAAATGACACATAAACATAATTTTATCTTCAAAACGGTAACATGCCTGATTATGGCCTCGGCAATCTTTGTTTTGACTTCGTTTGTTCTGCCAGATACAAATGTGGTTGAGGCAAAGCAGCTGTCTTGCATTTCATATGAAACTCCTGCTCCGTCGAATGATACAGAGGTGGAAGATGCAGCTATTGAGAAAGCCAAGGCAAGTCCGCAGGTGGAGAAAGAGAGTGTAGATGTGAATACTCCCGCTATTCCGTATACAGAAGATGATTTAGATTTATTGGCTCGTCTTATCACTGCTGAAATGAGAGCCAGCTGGGTATCTGATGAAATGCAGCTGTATGTTGGCAGCGTTGTGATAAACAGAATGAACCATGAACTGTTCCCTGATACTCTATATGACGTAATCTACGCAAAAGGCCAATACTCTCCCACATGGAATGGCGCGATAAATAATACGCCAGACGAAAGAACTATTGAAAACGCAAGACAGCTCTTAGAGCATGGCAGCGTTCTACCTGAAAATGTAGTGTTCCAGGCAAACTTTCCGCAGGGTGATGGTACATACTATGAATACTACGATGAGGTGCTTGGGACTACAACATATTTCTGCTATTTAAGCAATTAGTTAATCTATTTATGGAGGTTCTGTAATGAAGGTAATTAAGCCAAGCTTTCAAATTATTACGCCGATTGATTCAGATCAGATTCTGAAAACAATCGAAACTGTTGGCCGCACATGCTATAAGAGTGAGGATAAGATTACAGATGATTCATGCAAATCTTTTGTATCTGGGATTATTAAACGCGGGCATGAGGCTGTAATTGAGCACTACAATATCACGGTGCGTCTTATCAATGATCGTGGCGTTTCCCATGAAGAGGTGCGCCACCGTATTGCAAGCTACGCCCAGGAGAGCACAAGATACTGTAATTATTCCAAGGATAAGTTTGGAAAAGAGATTACATATATCGATCTCAAAGGCGGTATTGAGCTTGATCCAAAAATGAAGAATCTGGATGCGGAAACCGTTGCTTCTATTTACAACGAATGGCTTATGGCCTGTAGTGATGCTGAGCGCCATTACAATCGTATGATTGAACTTGGCGCATCTCCTCAGATTGCCCGCTCCGTATTGAATAATTCCACAAAGACAGAGATTTGTATCACAATGAACATGCGTGAATGGCGGCATTTCTTCAAGCTCCGTACTCCTATTGCGGCGCATCCGCAGATGAGAGAAATTGCGGCGATGTTGCTGAATGAGTTTAAGGCGAGAATCCCGGTGATTTTTGACGATATCGAGTGCGAGGTCGAGTAAATGAAGGTAGTTTGTATTTCTGGTAAAGCGCAGCATGGAAAGGATACGACTGCTGGGATGATGAAAACAGTGTTGGAGAGTATGGGACATACCGTACTAATTGCCCATTACGGCGATCTTGTAAAGTATGTATGTCGAACTTTCTTTGGATGGAATGGGGAGAAAGATGCTTATGGTAGAAGTCTACTCCAGAAAGTTGGGACAGACATTGTTCGTGAGCAGCGCCCGAATTTCTGGGTTGATTTTATCAAAGATTTGCTCTCAATGTTCCCAAACGAATGGGATTTTGTTCTTATTCCTGACAGCAGATTTCCAAATGAGATCGACGGTTTGAAACAAGCCGGGTTTAATGTGATTCATTTAAGGGTACGCCGGGAGAACTTTGAAAGCCCCCTTACTACAGAACAGCAGAATCACCCGTCTGAAACTGCGCTCGATCATGTAGTCCCAGATTTTCTAATCGTGAACGACGGCACATTGGAGGATCTTTACAATAAAGTTTGCAACCTCGTCGTAGACAGATATGGAGTGTGTGCATGAAGAAACTGACCATATTAGTTGATATGGACGATGTTCTCGAAAATCTTGTTGAGTGTTGGGTGAATGAGCTGAATAAGAAATGCGGATCTTCTCTTTGTGAAGAGGATATCACAGATTGGAGAATTGCAAAGTTCTTCCCATCTCTTACAAATGAAGACCTCTTCTCCCCTCTCAACACTGCTGAATTTTGGGAAAAGATTGCTCCAATGCAGAACGCCCAGGATGTCCTAAAGAAATTGATTGATGATGGACACACTATCCGCATTGTCACAGCATCTCATTATGCTACGGTTCCTGCAAAAATCAAGCGGTTGCTTGAAATGTATCCTTACCTAAAATGGGAGGATGTCATTGTCGCAAGTGATAAGAGCCTTATTTTCGGTGACATTATGATTGATGACGGCACACACAATCTTGAAGTTACAAGTTGTGGTCTGGCTGTTCTCTTTGATCGTCCACACAATAGGAGCTATAACGATGAGGCAGCTGGGATGGTAAGAGTAGAAACCTGGGACGAAATTTATGAGGTTGTCTCTGAATTTGCGGATATGCTTTCTGATGAAGATGAGATTGACCAAGTTCTGAAAGGAGTAGATGTAGAAAGCGCATGATTGTAGTGTATTCAACTGGTTGCCCTAAATGCGGGGTCTTAGAACGTAAGCTCAACGAGAAAAGTATCTCATATGAGATGTGTACAGATGTAGATAAAATGCTTGGCCTTGGTATTACATCAGTTCCTGTGCTTGATGTTGACGGGAAAATGATGGACTTTCAAGAGGCAGTAAAATGGGTCAATGAACAGGGGGAGTGATGGGATATGGATATTACGCTAAAGCTGTCTAAGGACTTTGAGCGCTGCTTGGAAGACCTTAAAAAGAAATATGGTGAGGATTTTGAATATATCAATGGTGTTCATCCGAGCCAGCTGGACTTCTCTGAGTTTATTGACAATTTCGTAGACAAGGATACATTGGCGGATGCCTCTATTGATCCCAATGCAAATGCAAACCATAAAGATATCCGAAGCTTTATGACAGAAAAAGCTAAGAGTGAGGATAAGCTTTTCGCACTGAACAAGATTTTTATGACCATCAAAAAGCAGTGGGGTTTGCGCACCGCAAAGCAGTGGTTGGAGCAGGAGTTCAGCAAAGGCTTCTATCTCAACGATAGTACGACAGCCAGCTATTTCCCATACTGCTGGGCAAATGATTTGACACGGCTTGCAACAGAGGGGCTTTTCTTCCTGGATCATTATAACCACCAGGCTCCAAAGCATCTCACCACATATTTTGATGACGTAATCGAGTTCGTATCCTTCCTTTCCAACCGTCAGTCTGGCGCAGTTGGCCTGCCCAATGTGCTGATCTGGGCGTGGTACTTTTGGAAGAAAGATGTTGACGGTGGATACTATATGAAGAATCCATCCTATTATGCCAGACAGCAGTTCCAAAAGTTTATCTACCGGCTGAATCAGCCATTCCTCAGAATCGATCAGAGTGCATTTACAAATGTCTCTATCTTTGACCGCCCTTATCTGGAATCTCTGTTTGGTGGTGTGGAGTTCCCCGATGGGCAGCTTGCAATTGACCATATTGAAGACTTCATTGAGTTCCAGAAGGTCTTTATGGAGGTTGTAAGCGAAATTCGAGAGGAAAACATGTTCACCTATCCGGTGCTCACCTACTCGCTTTACTATAAGGACGGGAAGTTCCAGGATGAAGAGTTTGCTCGTTGGTGCAGCAATCACAACATCAAGTGGAGCGATTCCAACTTCTTTGTCAGCGATAATATTGGTATCCTATCAAACTGCTGCCGGCTGCTCAGCGACACCAAGAAGCTGGATGCGTTTATTAACTCTATCGGCGGTACAGCCCTCAGTGTTGGTTCGTGTCGCGTCAGCACCATTAACCTTGTCCGCATTGCGTATGAGAGCAAGATGAATAAGAAGAAGTACATCAGCATTCTTCGAGATCGTGTTCTGCTTGATTGTAAGGCTCTGTATTCCATGCGGCATGTCATCCAGAGAAACATCGAGAAGGGGCTTCTCCCTAACTATCAGGATGGTGCCGTTGAGCTGGATAAGCAATTCTGTACAATTGGCGGTATCGGCATGTATGAGGTCATGGATCTCTTCGGCCTGATTAACAAAGATGAAATGGGGAATAAGTCCTACTCAGATGAGGCGGTAGAGTTTGCAACTGAAATCCTTGATACCATCAATGATGTCAAAGACAATTTTGAGTGCGATTTCACATTCAATTTGGAAATGATTCCTGCGGAGAATTGCGCTGGTGTCATTTGTACGGCAGACAACCTTCTCTTTGAGCAGAACAAGTATTTTATCTACTCTAACCAGTGGATTCCTCTCATGGAGAAATGCACGATTCAGGAGAAGTGCCGACTTGGTTCTCTATTTGATGCCAAGTGCGGTGGTGGCTGCATTGCGCATATTGATATTGAAAGCCGTTTCCCAAATGAAGAGGCTGCGTGGGATATGCTCAACTATGTAGCAAGCCAGGGCGTGATTTACTTTGCATTCACGACAAAGATCTCTGTGTGTGAAGACAAACACGCTTTTATGGGAACAAAGACATGCCCGCATTGCGGAAAGCCAATCGCTGATACATATGCTCGTGTAGTGGGATTCTATACCCCCGTTAGCAGCTACCAAAATATCCGTAAGCAGGAGTTCAATAAGAGAAAATGGTATGACGTTCTTACAAAAAGTGAGGTCATGTAATGCGGGTAAAGGGAATCATTGAAGAGGACTTTACAAACTTCAAACTCCCGTCTATGTTCATCAACACCTGCTTTTGTGATTTCAAATGCTGTACAGAATCTAACCTGGGTATTGAGGTGTGCCAAAACGCACCTCTTGCCCAGGCAGATACAAAAGAGATCCCAGACACAGTAATTTACCAGCACTTCTCAACAAACCCGATTACAAAAGCAGTTGTGATTGGCGGGATGGAACCTATGCTCCAAATTGACGAGGTTGAGTCTCTTATTCGCCTGTTTCGTGCATCTGGAGATAAATCCCCATTTGTAATCTATACGGGATATTATCCAGATGAAGTACAAGCTGAGCTTGAGCGTCTTCGGAAATATAAATTCATTATTGTGAAGTTTGGCCGTTTTATTCCAGATAGGCAGCATCGTTATGACAATGTGTTGGGAATAGAGCTTTCTTCTGATAATCAGTACGCAGAGCAGATATCGTAGGTAGGTGCCATATGAGAATTACAGTGAATCCAGACAAAGAGTATGCAAATGAAGTAAGAGCAAAATTGAAAGCAAACGATGGGTATTGCCCCTGTCAGCTTGTAAAAAGTCCAGATACGAAATGTATGTGTAAAGAGTTTCTTGCAATGGAGGAAGGAACATGCCATTGCGGTTTATATATCAAAGTCAAGGAGGCAGATGATAACACATGAATCGAGTAGCGAAATTTAGCAAGGTATCATTTGACCAGTTCTATAATGATTATTGTGGCACATTTTTTGATGATTGCGATAAGCCGTCTAAAGAGTCTGTAAGAGAGATTTATGACCAGATCAAGATTCCTACACGGGCTACAAAAGGATCTGCTGGATATGACTTCTTTGCCCCGTTTGATATGAGCCTGACTCCAGGTGTGGAGATGAAGGTTCCTACTGGCATTCGTGTTGAAATTGACCATGGCTGGTGGCTGGCCTGTATGCCAAAGAGCGGCCTTGGATTTATGTACCGTCTCCAGCTCAACAATACAGTTGGGGTAATTGATTCAGACTATTTCCACTCTGACAATGAAGGACACATTTTTGCCAAAGTAATCAATGACAGCCGGCAGAATAAAAAGCTGTTTATCAATAAGGGCAGCAGCTTTGTGCAGGGCATTCTTCTCCCCTATGGGATTTCGTATGACGATGAGGCAGATGGAGTGCGCAACGGTGGATTTGGATCGACCAGTATTCCAGACATTGTTGAGTTTGGCGCTAAAAACTAAATAAGAATTATGGAGGTGTCTACATATGGACGCAAGCAAAACCTACTCCCCTGATGAGTATTTCCAATTTATCAAGGACAGAAAGCATAGTGTTACCGATGAAGACCTGACGGCAATTTACGATAATTGTCTGGAACTTTTGAACAAGTACCGAATCACAGGGCAAACAAAAGGAATGCGGAAACTGATTTTCCATCTTGAGTGCATTGAAAAGGAGCGGGAATTGATTGCGCTCGGTGTAGACACTTTCATTTATCGTGACGATATTGAAGAGTATATCGACAATGTGGCAAAAGATGTTGTGAAAATCATTGAGCTTGAAAACTATGAGCGCGAGATCCCAGACGAGATTGTTTCCGTCGTAGAGGCGGTTAAGGATAAGTTTGATAAGCTCTACGTCCTCTTCACTGACTACACTGGCCGCGTAGAACGGCAGGTAGAAAAAGAACGCCGAAGCACAGACCCGATCCTATTTGGCACATTCCAAAATGAGGCAAGCAGAACTGTTGTTGACCGCTTCTATTTCCTTGGGGATTGGGAGGATGAATATTGCGATCTTACTCTTGATAAGCTGGTTGGTGATTTCAAAGCTCATAGTGGAAGAAACATTACACATACAATTAAAACTCCTGAGGACATTGCGGAGCTAAAAGCGCAACTTAACGGTATTGTAGAAAATCAGCGCGGAGAATTTATGGTTACTTCTGTTGAGAAAAAGAGTTTCTTTAACAAAATCAGAAGTATCTTTAGCGGTAAACGCAAATGAAAACAAACGTAGATTTAACTGCGTCCCGCACATTCAGCACCCAGCGAAGAGAAATATCCCTAACCAAAGTAATGAGAGAGTTTGGCAAACATTTTCTTTGGGACTATGAGCATATGAAGATGGTTCATTCTGACTATGATTTGTCCAACTATAGGGATTCTCTTATCCTGTGCGGAAATGCGTCTGAACGTCAAGCACAAAGATTTAATCATGCACTTGATACTGGAGATATATGTGAGTGCTGCGGGGCAAGACTCACTGAAAAACCGTGGAAAAAGCACTATTGCCTATGTTCTCGTTGTGCTGAAGAACTTGATTATAACTGCCAGAGAACATGGCGATACAAAGAAGATCGTCTTTGGCAATCAGATGATTTTCTTATAAGAGAAATGAACCGAAGGATGTGACAAAATGCCGGAATACTGTTATGATGGCGCTTGTGGAGGGATAATCACTGAGCGCTGGCGTGGTGACATGCAAGATTTAAGCTGCAATCGTGGGTATGGAATGATGTGCGAAGGTGGTACATACGCAGAGGAATTGTGTAAGGACTGCCCCATGAATCAAGTGTTTCTTGCCAAGGATAATGATTTTCATTTTTAATCGATAGGAGTGTAACAAAATGTTCAAAGTAATCGTGGCTGGCGGTAGAGACTTTAATAACTATAAAGGGCTTTCCGACAGCCTGGATTACCTCCTAAAGAATATAAATGATGATATTCAGATTGTATGTGGTATGGCTCGTGGAGCAGATAGACTCGGAGAGCGATATGCGAAAGAGCATGGATATCAAGTTATCTACTTCCCTGCCGACTGGGATCTCGATGGGAAGTCCGCTGGGTTCAAACGGAATGTAAAAATGGCAGAATACGCAGACGCTCTGGTTGCTTTCTGGGATGGTACTTCCAAAGGGACAAAGCACATGATTGAAACAGCAAAAGAAAAAGGGCTTGATATCCGTATCAAGCGTTACCACATTAGGAGACGAGAATGAACCGATACATAAGTGATTTACATTTCGGCCATGCAAATATTCTGAAATTTGACAACAGGCCGTTTAGAAATACAGAAGAAATGGAGACATCTCTTATTGAAAATTGGAACAACACGGTTTTAGCTGGAGATACTACCTATATTTTAGGGGACTTTTGCTGGGGCAAAGAACCGGAGTGGAAACGAATTGTACCATTGTTAAACGGGAATAAGGTACTGATCCGTGGGAACCATGATTTGAAAGAGATGACTTCCTCGCTGAAAAAGATGTTCCAAGACATAAAGGACTATAAAGAGATTACCGATGGTGGCCGGCATGTTATTATGTGCCACTACCCAATTCTGCTTTACAAGTCTTCTTACAATCCAGACTGTTATATGCTTTGCGGCCATGTCCATGCAACACGGGAAAATGATTTCCTTAATAAATGGAGGGCGGAGCTGAAGAACAGCAGATCTCTTAATTCGCATAACTGCGGGAACATCATCAATGTGGGTTGTATGCTCCCCTATATGGGATATACGCCAAGAACATTGGACGAAATTATCAAAGCAAATAGTTAATCAATTTATGAGGTGGCAATGAATACAGAGGTCATGTTTTCTTCTAAGAAGATGGACTGGGCAACGCCGCAGGACTTCTACGACAAACTGAATTCAGAGTTCCACTTCACCCTCGACCCTTGTGCAGACGAGTCCAACCATAAATGCGACAAGTATTTTACGGAGCAGGAAAATGGACTTGAACAGTGCTGGGGGGGGGCAGACCGTATTTTGCAATCCGCCATACGGTAGAGCGATCAAAGACTGGGTGAAGAAAAGCTCTGAAGAAGTAAAGAAACCAAATACAACGGTTGTAATGTTGATTCCGGCTCGTACAGATACCAGTTATTTTCACGATTATATTTATAGAAAGCCAAATGTGGAAATTCGCTTTATCCGTGGCAGATTAAAGTTTGGAGATGGAAAAAATTCCGCACCATTTCCGAGTATGGTTGTTATCTTTCGATAGGTGGTGATTTATATGGCGACCAAGAAAACTATGGACATATGGTTTTGTGATAAGTGCGGCAAGGGATATACCAGTGAGTACGCAGCAAATATTTGTTGTAAACAATACCATTGCAGCGTCTGTGGTGTTGAAACCCCTCGGTATATTACCAAGTGTGACTCATGTAGGGATAAAGAGCTTTTTGAAAAAGCACAGAAGATGACTTGGGAAGAATACCTGGAAAAGTCATCAGGAAACATGCTTTACTGGAACGATGAGTTCTATGCAGATCTTGGTGATCTTCTGGATGCAAGCGAGTCTGGCGGCTTTGATGTCCCAGATTATGTATTCGGGACTTATCGTGACTATCTTCGCCTCGATGCAGAAAGACATATTGCAGAGCTTATAGATGAGTTTGATTGCGACGGTGTGTATTTTGATAACGCTGGTGTAAAGGAATTTGTAGAGTTCGCTAATGCCTGGAACAAGAAATATGAGGAATATTGTTTTAGGCCAGATACATCAATCGTTGTCCTTGTCCCAGAAGTGTGCAGAAAGAGAGACCATGATGATTAAGACAGTAGTTGGTGATTTGCTGGACGCTACAGAAGATATTATTGTTCAGCAGGTAAATTGTAGGAGTGTAATGGGATCTGGCGTTGCAAAGGCAATCTACACACGCTGGCCTGAGGTTAAGACAGAATACCACAAATTCTGCCGGCGTTCTACCTCCCCATATGATTTGCTTGGAAAAGTGCAGCTGATCGATGTGGAGCCTGGGAAAGCAGTTGCCAATGTCTTCGGCCAACTCAACTATGGGCGAACCGCCGGGAAGGTCTATACAGATTATGTGGCTCTCACAAAAGCGTTCGACCAGCTGAGAACCGCGTTCCACGATAAATCATTAGCTTTCCCTTACAACTTTGGGTGCGGTCTCGCAAATGGCAGTTGGAGCGTAGTATACAAAATGATTTGTACATATTTCAACGACATGGATGTTACGATTTACAAACTGCCAATCTCAGAGGAAGGAGAAATTGCAGCATGACGCTATATTTCAAAGGAAGCAATGGGAATATGCGGGAGATTGCTCAGATTAGCGATAGCTTATCGACGGAAGAAGCCCGCGCTGAAGCGCTCCAACATATCAAGAAGTTTTGCGACGATCACCATTTTCATATTTATTATGTACGAATGTGGAATACAAAAGTGAATGGGAAAAGAATGACTGCTTTTGATGTCGGAAGCCATACAGAGTTCTTTTACACAGATGCTATTGTGTTCGATTCTGAGGCGGTGGAAGAATGATTATTATGCCTCATATCGACGGATGTACCATTGTTACAGAGAACGGGTTTTGTTCCGTTATGGGGCATCCGTTTGATATCATTGAAGGTCTTTTCATCAAAAGAACAAAGATTGATGATATTACAACTGTCATTGCTCCATCCGCAAAAGAAGTGTCAGTTTTAGAGGGGAATATTCATGCTGGATACTATATCGAGCTGCTCAAAAAGATTGGAGTTAATGTCAATGTTATCCCACAAAAGAATCCAGAGAAAGTTTTCAAAGAGGTGAAGTGATGGATAGACTGGTGGCAATTGGTGATATCCATGGGTGCGTACATACGCTAAAAGATTTACTCAACAGAGTGTCGTATTCCAGCCAGACAGATACGCTTGTCTTCATCGGAGACTACATTGATCGTGGGTATTTCAGCTATGAAGTTGTGGATATGCTGATTAAGCTTCAGCATCAAGTCGGCAAGGATAAGGTTGTGTGCCTCAGAGGGAACCATGAACAGATGGCGATTGACGCATACAGACATGGTAATTATCCGCTCTGGTATAGAAATGGCGGGCGCTCAACTGAATACAGCTTTGAGAAAAACGGGCAGGATCTTGCTAACACGATTTCATGGTTTGAGACATTGCCACTTGTCTACGACACTCCAGAGATTATCTTCTGTCATGCCGGCTTATCCTACCCCCTGCTGCAAGATAACAGCCAGGAAGATCTTCTGTGGGGACGCGACTGGATTCGGACGGATACGGAAGAGCGAGAGAAACAGGTTGTATTTGGTCATACGCCAAGAGGCGGAGGAAGAGCCTATACGGTTCCAACTGGCGACATCTGTATCGATGCCGGCTGTGTATTTGGTGGTCGCCTATGTGCGCTTGTAGTTCAAGATGATGGGCAAAGCGCCTGTGTGTATGTAAATAAGAACCGGGAAGACGATTTATAAGGAGTTAGTTAATTGATTTGAGGTGATTCATATAGCATTCAAAATCTTAGTCTTTTATAAAACAGACGATGCGTTGGAGCAATACATCAACCGCTTTCGGTTTGTTTCGCAGGAGAGTTTAGTTACTTCAAGCAAAAATGAGCGGCTGTATCTCTTTGACGGAGTTCAAGTTACATGTATCAGAGGGCTGAATGAAAACATGCGTGGAAGATGGGCGGACTTTGTAGCCGTACAGGAAGATTTGACCTGGGGAGACTCCTGGGAACAAATCCGAGATTCCATCATCTATCCTGTGGTGTGTAGCCCGATTCCCATTCAGATTTTTGATGGAATTTCTGAAGATAGAGGTTAATTGTGGCGCTCCTGGACTGGTAGGTGTAGTAGTAGGAGGAATTACATGAACGCAACAAGACAATTTTCTGGGGTTCAACCCAGCGAAAAGATAGCAGTGAATACGAGCGATCTTCAGGCCATGCTTGGGTGTGGCCGAAGATCCGCCGTACAAATTGGGGAACTTGCAGAAGCCCGCATTCAATTTGGGAAGCGTGTCTTCTGGAATGTGAAGAAGGTGAAAGAGTATGTTGATGCAATCTCAAGTTGATGTTGCCATTCTCCCCTGCCCAGTTTGCGGTAGAACCCCATCCGTGTCTCTCAAAGGAATTGCTGGACACGGGTGTTGGGCTACCTTAAAGTGCAAACCGTTTCTTGGGAGGGCGCACCTTAAAGTAGTTGAGGGGAAAGCCCATCCAGAAAGAGCGCTTAAATGCGCGATTGACACATGGAATAAAGCTGTTATGGAGGACGAGGAATATGATGATTAAAGGCCATGTAGATGCTCGGCCATGGAAACCTCAAGACCTCATTGACGATTTACAGAAGATGATTGATGAAGAGCCGGACGCTTATCTCAATGACCGATGTACCACGCTCTGTACTGCCAGAGATTACTTAAAAGAATACTTCAACACCTATCTTCCAGAGCAGAAAAAGGCCATAGATAATGGTCTGCCGCTTCATTACTATCCAGTTTACCGCAAAGCCCTACGGGATCTAAAGGATGGAATTGAAAAAGTCGGAGACGGCTTCAAAATGTACAGCATGAATAACTGGAAAGGCATGATAGCTGTCATTGATATGGTTTTAGCAGATCCAGAAAAACTCATGTACTCTGCAAGTTTAGAAGGATATGAAGTCCCAGAGCCATACCTAACCAAGTTTAGAGCTTGGCAGAAAAAGCAAAAAGAAAAATTGGAGGCTGAAAGAAATGCCAAAAGTTCTGGTTAGGTTTAGAAAGAAATGGTGTTTTGGCCTATGTGACCGTTGTGTATGGAAACATAACGGAGGGTGCAGCGAATGGAAGAAATAGATTACAAGCGCTCAATCGAATTGCTCAACAAGGATGTGGATGCTTGCTTAGAGATTATTGATAATTGGAAAAAGAGCTGTGCATACCTTGTTTCCATCGGAGTCATGCCGCCAGATCAGTGGGGAGTTCCATTGGTAGAAAAGCTGGTTCCGTATGAGCGATATGATGTAGTTTACCACTGCAACCCATCAACAGGAGATAAAGTCCTCAACCGCTATATCTTAAAGAACGGGTATGCTCTATACAGCATTGATTTTTCATGTAAATCGAGATATGTTTCTACACTTCAATCTTATGTGATAGCAAATGGCACAAGTGACGCAAAAGAAAGATTCAGACGTATTTATGGCGATTATATGAAAATTCATAGCGTACATAGGTGTGACGAAGAAACTGCGTATGATGTATTGAATGAGTTTTGGAAGCATCCAACTGGAATTTTATAACATGGAGAGGTAACTATGGACTGTTATAATTCATGCCCGTTTCGTGTAAACGAGACAAGTAATCCAAATCGATGCGAATGCACGGCCTGCCCAAATAGGAGCGGTAGCACTTTTATTGCAAGCGATAGAACTCTTAGTGATAAAGAATACGAAGATCTAAAGAAGAGACTACAGGAGGACATATGGACACATATCTCACAATCATGGTAACTGTACTTGTTGCAACACAAGTAATTCGCATTGCACAAAATACGATCCAGCTTCACCGTCAGAACAAACTTATCAAGAAAGAAATTGCTCACCTGGGTGATGTGACGCAAGAGGATTTTGACAACCAGAGAAAAGCCTATAAGCTTGCAATCGATTATTTTGAGAGGTCAAATCTAACACAAGGACAAAATGGGTTAAATCTAATTGGGAACAATGAACAACCACATTAAAAGCAAGTGGTCGATAATATTCTTCTGCATAAGAAGAAAACATCCAGATTGGAGTAATAAAAGAATCGCTTGCTGTACCAGATATGCTTATAGGAGGCCATGTAAATATCACGATGATAAAACAAGACTATAAATCTGGTCGTGTACAGGTAGAGGGGCGGACATTTGAAATAGAGTTTTGGACTGAAACACATTTTGGCCTGCCCTATGCAAGTGTATCAGAGATCAAAACTAAAGAAGTAAAAACGCGCCTGTTTTCTAACAAGACCAAAACGAAAGAAATAAAATGTGGAATTAACTATGGGTGGATGTCATCCAACCGTTTAGATTGGGCGATGAGGCAAATAGCTGAATACCTGCAAAGGGAAAGGGACGAGCTTGAAGAGTTAAGGCAAATTGATAAATTCTGCGGTATAAGTAAAGGAGTCTGATTCTATGAATCCATGCGTAGACTACTGCTTTCAAAGATTTGGCCGGCAATATACTCCAGAGTGCGATGCCCATTGCGCATATGCAAAAGCAGAGAAACAACTACTAACACTACGATCTGAACTTGAAGAAACGAGAGACAAGCTCTTCGATGCAGAAATGAAAGTTGCGGTTTTATCTGCGGAATTGGTATTAGCTGAAATCAAGGAGAAAGAACAACATGGATCGAGTAAGTGATAATGCTATTGAAATAATCAATGAATTGCACACTGAGCGCTTAAACTACGAAAGCGAATATTTGCCACTTATTGACTGTGCTAACAAATGCAGCGCATATGAAGATACAGGCTTGGAGCCAGAAGAGATAGAAAGAATCCGCAGTGATGTGGAGAGCGGCTACTTAAAATCTACTGCAAGACGCTATGGAATAGATATCAATCGTCTAAGAGAGCTTGCTGAAGCTGATAGAAATGGTCTGTGCGTAGTGTTAGACGGAAAAAGCAGAGATAAAGAGCTTATTTGCAAGCTAATGCGGTTGCTTTATTGGTTGGAAGATAGTATCAAGAAAAAGGACTTCTCACCATTTAGAATTGTAGCTGGAGCACCTGAAAACAATTACCCATTTATTTCTGCATTCCATCGTATCGAAGATGAGTATGATCTTGAAATATATTTGGCTGGTAAAGACGAAGAGGTTGCAACATGAATAGCGATAATGAGTATGTAAGTATATCCGAACTTAGAAACGCATTTAAGTCTGTTACAGGTGACTGTACATGCCCATTACACATTGCAGCAACAATAGACCAGATTTTGGATTTTGTACCATCTGCCGATGTGGTGAATGTAAAACATGGGAGATGGGAACCAGGGAACTCAATCTGCCCTGTATGTGGTGAAGATAAATTTAATGGTTTAGATGCAGATATATGGAGTGATTGGACACCAAAATATTGTCCCAACTGTGGTGCTCTTATGGACTTAAAGGAGGAAACTGAGTTTGGCACAACTTTATAAAATGACATTGTATGTATGCGATTTGGAAGAAAACCTTTCCTTATCTGAAATCAAAAGGCTTATTGAAGATGATGCTCTTGATGGTATTTCTACCAGTTGCGTCACCCACTTTGCAAATGAAAAAGTCGGTGCTCATGTAGACTGGGATAACGATATCGACATCAATTATACAAGCTCTACTACGGATCAATGGGAGAAGTATTTTGACAATGGTGCGCAGTGTATTTTGTGTGACAAAGGCAAGGGCGTATGCTCAAACTGTCACCGGCTTGATAACATAGACCCGCTTGCACGATACTGTAGATATTGCGGTGCAAAACTGGCTCAGGAGGACAGCCATGAAGTTCATTAACAAAGAAGGAAAGGTATTTGATACCATCAAGGTTGCAGATGATGACTACACATTTACCGTCAAGCTTTGTGACAATGAAATTGATGACGATAACGAGCGGTTCTCTTCTCAGTGCCTTGAACAAATGGCAGAAATGTTCGTTGGGAAGTATGGTTGTATTGGGGAAACCAGAATCGCAAAAATTGTTTCAACTGAGATTGTTACAGATGAAAATAAGTGGGCAACATTCCACGAGCGTTATCAATGGTTAAAAGCAACCGTCATAATCCCAAGGTCAAATGAAACAGAGCAACTAATTGAACAAATCGAGCATGGAGAAAAGCCAGAAATCAGCGTTGCGTGTTCTGTTAATACAAGCGCCTGCTCAATCTGCGGAAAAACAAACAGAAGTTGCACTCATAAACCAGGAGAATACTACGGCGGTAAATTGTGTTATATGACGCTATATTATCCGCGAGAAGTTTTTGAATGGGCTTTCGTAGAACATGCAAAATCAGTTGAAAAGAAAAGGCTTGTTGAACACCAGGATGAAGAAACTGGGGATCTGTACTATACAGTAGAAAAGGAGACAAACATGGATAATCATATTGATGATACCATCGAAATGACGCGTCCTCGCATCTGTGAAGCGCTTGGGGTTGAGGTTGGAGAGTGGTTTACTTACCCTGGAATGAGTGCATCTTTTCAAGTGACGGAGAACGGTTTTTTGAAGTGCTCCGATGGAGATTTGAAAATGTGCGTCCCTACCCTTATTAACCACCCAGATTGTATCATTCATAAGCCTCACTTTGCAGAATATGAAATCGTACAAGCAGAAAACCTGCTCGATGTTCTCGGTGACGGCGAACTAAAGCGTGTTGGTGACATGACCACTCTTAGAGTAGACGGCAAAATCATCTATCTGAAGAAAGACGCATTCCCCTCTCTAAAGCCAGAGCAGTCTATCAAGCTTTCGGAACTTGCTGATTTAGCGCTATGAAATTCAATGCAAACAAACTGCGCTCCTGGGGGTTACGCTATCTGGCCTGCGACGAATCAGGCCAAGTCTGGGCATATGAAAAACTTCCAGTCCGAGTACAACCGTCCTATGTTGCCGTCCATTGGCGGGTTGCCGATTGTTTCTTAGCTCCAGAGATACACTTCAATTCCTCAGAGGAAGAATGGCAAAGGTATAAAGACCACTGGGCAAAAATGACGCACTACAATCTAAATGGCCGGCCAATATGTACCCCCATTTCAGATTGCCCAATCCAAATCTCATGGGAAAACGAGCCATACGACATGGTTGAGCATGACTTATTCCCCATGTCCGACTTAAAAGTATTCCACGAAAGAGAGATCCTGTTATGACACTTCAAGAGGTTGATAAGCAAATCTCCGAACTTCAAATTCTCCGTAAATCACTTGAAAAAGAAGAAATTAAAAAGTTTCAGGAAGAGGCAAAGAAAAATGTAGGTCGCTGCTTTATCCTAAATGGCAACTATCTACGGATCATTGATATCCCCCGTGAGCAATACGATCTATCAGGCCATTGTCACTTCAATCCTTACCAGTACCCCGCTCTTTACCTTGGGCACGACTGCGACAACGATGATATTTTCCCTTTCTATTGTGACACGGTGTTTTCCAGCATCCTGGGCGAAGCAAGGAACACTCGGAACATGAGTTTCAGAGAGATATTAGAAAAAGAATTTGTGGCTGAGTTTGACCGTTGTGTGAAAGAACTGAAGGGTGCTCTGTTTATTGGCAACGATGCTACGGAGGAAAATAAATGAACCAACGTCGAAAACTAACCAAAGATGAGCGCATGGCAGTCTACAGAAAAACAAACGGACGCTGCGCTTATTGTGGGTGTGTATTGGAGTACAAGGATATGCAGGTTGACCACATTATCCCTATCAATGGTTGGTCAGAGCAGGGAGAAGATACGATGGACAATATGCTTCCCGCCTGTAGAAGCTGCAACCACTACAAAAGCAGATCCACCTTAGAAGGATTCCGCAAAATGGTAGAGAATATGCCGGCCGCTCTCATGCGCGACAGCGTTACATATAAAAACGCTGTTCGCTTTGGCCTGGTCACTCCCACTCCACACCCAGTCAAATTCTATTTTGAGCAGATAGGACGGTGATAACAAAGTGGCAAAATACAAAATCGGGATAACCGAGGCCGGCGATGCAGGACTTGACCTTTCCTGGGTAGACAAAATGAGCCAAGTTGACGGTGCAATCCTAATAACAAAATGTGTATCGCCAGACTTTTATGACGCAGCACTCAAATATAAGGACAGTGTAATCATTCACACAACATTTACTGGATTTGGTCATTCTGTCTTAGAACCATTTGTTCCAGCGCCGTATGATGAATTTGATGCGATAACCACACTGGTCGATAGAGGTTTTCCAAAGAACAAAATTGTTGTAAGGATTGATCCAATCATTCCCACAAAGAAAGGCATAGAGACTGCGTATAATGTTTTCTTGACATTTATCGATCATGGGTTTAATCGATTCAGAATCAGCCTAATTGATATGTACCCTCATGTCAGAAGAAGATTTAAGAGCGCTGGCTTACCTCTTCCCTACGGAGAAAATGGCTTTACTCCAGACAAACAGCAGATTGCTCATGTTAATCAGATGATACGAGATGTAAAATCTTACTTTTCTAATTCAAGACAGTCAGATGGCATTAGGATTGAGTCGTGCGCTGAACCTGGATTAACAGAGGCTATTCAATGCGGTTGTATTTCTTCTTATGACTTAGCGCTACTTGGTTTACATGATGATAATGCAAATCAATACGGATTCCAAAGAAAAAACTGTATGTGTTATTCTGGGAAAATGGAACTGCTCAATCAAAAACATCCATGCACTCACCAGTGCCTATATTGCTATTGGAGATATCCAGGATGGCAAGAAAGCCACAGTAGAGATATCGCAGATATGTGAGGGAATGCAAATGCCTTGTTATAAATCCGGTGGCTGCGGAGCATATGAAATGCTATCATGCAATGAATGCCCAGCCAGCAAACCTGAATACCTTTTAAGAAGCAAACACCCATGCGATGGGTGCGATCATGGTTGGGGAACTGCAAACGAAAATGGAATTGAAGTTTGCAACGATACCTGTAAAGAGTTCAAAGATTGGAGTGAACAACAGGCAATGGCAAAGCTTTGTGGTCAATGTAATAAAACAGACGGTATGTGCTATACCAGCAATCCGCCAAAGGTAAAATGCACTGTGACCGGAGAATTTCATCTATACGATGACAAGTGCAATATTAAGTCGCCAAGAATTTGTGATGTTCTTGGAGTTGAGCAGGGAGAGAAATTTTGCATCACATATACATCTCATGCCACAAGAATAACACGAACCTGCCGCATAGATGAAAATGGCGATATTGTAAGCGACGAAGGTAGGCTCCCAGCAGAAGCTTTAAGCCAGATTATTAACTACCCAGAGCGTATTGTAAAAACGACTCCGCTTTCTGGTAAGGAAATTGAAGCTATTAAAGCAATCAAGAACCTATTCCCAACTGCGGAATATGTAGAACACATCAAGAACAGCGATATTGTAGGCATTGGCAATAGTGAAAATGGTTGGATTGCCGACATCAACAACGCCCTCTTCCCTTCTCTAAAGCCTGGAGATCACATTGATATCGATGGTGCTTGTAGGAGGTTTGGGATATGAGTAAAGCCTTTATCGTTCTCTGGATGATTTTCTTCCATATCGTTGATGACTACTACCTACAAGGGTGGCTGGCCTCTGCAAAGCAAAAGAAATGGTGGAAGGACAATGCTCCGCAGCCTCTATACAAATACGACTACATCTGGGCGCTCCTAATGCACAGTTTCAGTTGGGCATTTATGATTATGCTCCCTATCGCTGTTACTATGTCGTTCAACATCTCCTGGTTTTTCCTGGTATACTTCTTGCTCAATGTTTTCGTCCATGCTTTAGTAGACGATTTGAAAGCAAACCGCAAAAAGATAAATCTATGGCATGACCAGCTCATTCATATGTCGCAAATAGCCGTCACTGCTATTGTTATGCTGTTCTGAAAAGATAAATGAAAAGTTATTTTATGGGAATTATTGAATACCTGAAGATGGTTAGAGCAACACCCGTATGGGATAGGGTGCCAGCCATTTCAGATACCGAACTGGACGCGATGATAGACATTTTACAGAAAAATAAGTCTATAAATGGGGTGTTGATTTTGAAATGCGAAGAGTGTAACGGAACGGGATATGTTGCTATCGCTCCTGGGGTTCGTGGCATTAGAAAATGCAGTATGTGTAATGGAACAGGCGAAATTACGACTATACCGCCGAGTCAGACAAAAGGTGAACACAGAGCAGCAAAGATTTCCGAAATCATTAGGGACTTGCAGGAGATCCAGGAAAAGTACGGAGATGTTGGTGTCTATGTGAACCCGTGGGCAGAGGCAGTTAATCGCCCTGTCATTGCGGCCAAATCATCTTTTGTAGACGAGGCGGGATCAATTCAGGCAGTCATTATTGCGTAAAAAACGGGGTGCAGCGCACCCCGTTTATAAAGCTTTAGAACTCGAACATATGTTTTATATCTCTTCCCCGGTTTCTTTGTTGATGAATTTACCTTCATATCGGTATCCAAGTGCCTCAGCGATCTCCACCAATTCCTTTTCGCTGAAGTTGTCCCGCTTGAACTTTCCGCTCAGATTTTGAGAGGTACAGCCTATGGCGGCAGCAAGGTCTTTCACGCTTTTATTCTGCTTGATTAAGGCAATGCGAATCTTCTCTGTCATCATGGGCTTCCCCTCCCCTATTATCTTAATTGTAAACTAACGCACGAATAAAATCAACGCTAAATTTCAAAAGTAACTTTTCAGCGATTTTATCCCTTGACGAATTTCGCTCTTTGATTTATCATGTAATTGTAGAGTGAATTTATTTTCTTAAATCTTACGAAAGGAGAGAATGTCATGGCCGGCCAGAAACGAACCGACAATAAGGGGCGTATCCTTAAAGACAATGAAACCCAGCGCAAAGATGGGACTTATCGTTTCACATACACTGACGCAGATGGCAAGAGACATGATGTATACAGTAGACGGCTTGTGCCAACTGACCGTCTTCCTCCTGGTTGTAAAGACGATTTGAGTCTCAGAGAAAAGGAACGGAAAATCCTCCGTGACCTTGAAGACGGTATCAAAGCTGCCGTAGAAAACAGAGCCACTTTGAATGACCTCTTCAATCTCTATATTTCCAATAAACCAGAGCTGAAGCAATCCACCCGCGCCAACTATCTCTATATGTACAAGAAGTATGTCCAAGACGATATTGGCAAAAAGAAAATCTCAAGCATTAAGTATTCAGATGTCAAGGCTTACTATAACCGCCTCATCAGAGAGCGTGGATTTAAGCCCAATTCCATGGAAATCATTCACACCATCATCCACCCTGTCTTTACGATGGCCGTGCGTGATGGTTATATCCGTATCAATCCCGCCACCGGCGCTATGGCAGAAATCAAGAAAAGCAACAATTGGGAAAAGCCAAAGCGTCACGCTCTGACTAAAGCAGAGCAGGCAGCTTTCATCGACTATATTAAAAGCAGTAAAATTTATAACCACTGGCTTCCGCTCTTTACTGTTCTTCTGGGAACTGGTTGCCGCATTGGTGAAGTCATTGGCCTGCGCTGGGAGGACTGCGACTTTGAGGACGGGATTATCAGCATCAACCACAACATGGTATATCGGAAATATGAGGGTGAATCCAAAGCCCGTTTCCATATTGAAACGCCAAAGACAGAGGCCGGCACCCGTATCGTCCCCATGCTGGAAGAAGTCAAAGAGGCGCTGCGCACAGAATGGGCAAAGCAAGAAATCATAGGTTTTAACGAGTCCATTATAGACGGGTACACAGGGTTTATCTTTCAAAATCGGTATGGCGATCCCCTCTCCCCTCACAGCGTCAACCGCGCCATTGACCGCATTTGTGCTGCCTATATCGAAGACGAAACTATTCAGGCCGACAGAGATGGCCGCGATCCTGTTCTGATCCGCCATTTCTCCGCCCATAATCTCCGTCACACATTTTGTACCAGGTATTGCGAGGTTGAGAAAAATATCAAAGCCATTCAGGAGATCATGGGACACGCCGATATTGAAACCACCATGAACATCTACGCTGAAGCCACAAAGGAAGTAAAGAAACAATCCTTTGCAAATCTCGAAGGAAAAATCAAGATATCTTAACGGGAGGGATTTTTGTGGGCAAGCTCGTTGACTTATCCGGTAGGACATTTGGCCTACTTACTGTTTTGCAGAGAGTAGAAGACCGCAAGCCAGGTCGCCCCATGTGGCTCTGTCAATGCGAGTGTGGGAATACCGTCGTTGTATCATCTACTAATTTACTCAAAGAAAATGGAACAAAGTCATGCGGGTGCCTGCGACACAAGCAATCTCCCACCCTCATTGATTTAACTGGTAAAGTCTTTGGAAAACTTACTGTAATCCAAAAAGATATTGCCACTGAAAGCGGAAAGGCAAGGTGGATTTGCAAGTGTGAATGTGGCAACACGGTATCCGTTCTATCAGACAGTCTTAGAAAAGGTAAAACAAGATCCTGTGGTTGCTCCCAGTTCCAACTTCAGCACGACCTTACAGGCCAGACCTTTGGATATCTCAAAGTAATCGAGCCAGTGGAGAATAAACGGATCGCCGGCAATGAAACCAGATGGAAATGCCTCTGCCAAAACTGTGGCCGTACAGTGGAGGTCGGCAGCTATTGGCTGCGGCACGGCGATCCATACGGTCATTGTAAATGCACCAGATTTAACAAACCTCGATAAAAGCCCGTAGACGGCTCTCAGAGCGTTCAATCTCTTTACAGGTGAAACTTACACTCCCAAATCCTAATCGTCGCTCCTGGGCTATCCTGGGCGACAACACGAGAAAAAAATAGGGTACAGATCTCCGAATTGGATTTCTGTACCCTTTAATCTTTCTCTGACAAAAAAAATAGGGAGCCAGCACAAGGCCAGCTCCCTAAATTCAGTCGGATTTTGCTTTTCGGTTCTACCACATTTTCATGTGGTATTTTCGGCAAATGTGGTAACGCTGTGGTAAGATAAAAACACGATCCAGCAAAAGCACAATATATAGTGTTTGTTTTAATCAAAATCACTCTATATCGTGTGTTTTGAGCGAATTAGTCCCCAAGGGGCTTCATAGTGGGGAACTTCACACCGTATACTTCATCTTTGTTCATCATGTGTGATTTCCGCCTTTCAGACACGAAATCAAGAACTTTTCTCAGTATTTTGAGTTCGTCTTGTTGCGTCTTGTGTTAAGCAAATGTGGTAGAATTTGTGGTAATCTGGATGCCACAGCGCAAAAGCCTATACCATATAATAATAGCCACATCTTTTGCCATTATATATCACACGGCCTGCTCTGTCAAATCCACAGCGTAAAAATGTGGGGAGAGTTTTTAAGCCCCTCCCCTATTCATTATACACTGTATCCACGAATATCTTCAATAAACGAATGGTTTCTCAGATGATTTTCATATGCCTCTCTGATGATTCTGATAGCAATATCAACCTCACCATTCGTCATGCCATTTGCGCTGATAATTGCCTCATACTCTTCGTACAGCTTGAAGATACGATTGAACTGCTCCTTTGTCACTGGCTTTGTTTCGTCAATGACCATTGAAGCAAAACTAATAATCGCATTACGTTTATTGTCAACGAGGATGGAAAGCGTGTCGCTATTGTTTTTGTCCAGCTTTCTATCAAGTTCGGCCATACTTGCATCATATTGGTCAAGCTTAGAATTTACCCTCTTGATCCACTCGTCGCGCATCTGAATATTATCCGTACTGTAATGCTGATTGAGTTCGTCCATGGTGGCCTGCACCCGATCAAGAGTCTTTTCCATTTTCTGCATCATCTCTCGCTCTTTTTTACGACGAGTAAAGATTTTGCGTACTTTGACAAACTCAGGTACAACCTTCCCTTTGAACTCTAAAATCTCCCCTACCAACTGCATAATAAGAAAGGCACCAATCAGAACGATTGCCACCTTTACTGGAATGTTCAAATATTCAATGTAATCAAGCATTCTTGAACACCCAACCTTTATTCAGCAGGTGTTTCAGTTGGGGCTTCTGAGTTATTTACAACCTTGCTCATATCACATAGACTATCAATTAGCTGGCTGATTGCCTCGATATCGATATCGTAGTTAATACTGTCCGCAGATCCTTTAATCATGGCAAGCACCCATTCTTTTCGATCTGCGCCTTTCTCAAACATACCCTCAGCAGTTTTCATCAAATCCATGACCATATCGAGCATCTTATTCCAGTTCTTCTCCTTCACTGCCTTTTGCACATATTCCACAAGCTTTACAACCAGCGGAATAGCTGCGGCAAGTCCAGTAAGAATGGAGATTACAATCTCTACCCAATTCAACTCCATAACCTTTTCCTCCTTATAAAATAAAGAGCAACAGCATCCGGCAGAATACTGTTGCTTATATCAAATGGAAGGACTATCTACGCTTCCCAAATCAGATGTATTTGCGACAAAGCGATTTGCTTTTGCTGCCGCATATTTTATTCCTTCACCGTCTGCGCTCGTATTTTCAGCACGGCTCTTATCTACAATCCGAGCTAAAACAATGCTACACGCAGTTCCAATCGGTGTGAAAACTACAGTCCAACATGTAAGCGCTCCTGTGTACCCTGTTGCGATGCTTTTCACCGCAAGATAAAAGCCGCCGGCCAAACCAGCGGCAAGAAATACCATGATGTAGAGAGCAAGGCGATTTGTGAACCCAAGGTTTTTTAGATGGGCAAACAACCCCTTTTTCTCTTTTCGTCTAACTCTTCTCCCCCTGGTGCTCGAAACCGCCATATCAACACCACCTTTTCAGATTACGCCAATCCGTTCTTCTGAGCAAAGTTATAGAACAACTGCGCGGCCTGCTCACGGGTCAGCATATCAGCCCACATGTAATTTGGTGTTCCATCCGGCAGATTGCCACTACCAGCAAATAGCCCAGTAGATGTTGCCCAATCACGAGCTGCCTTGCTCCAATCTCCGCAGTCGTTGTCTCTCAGCTCTGCACGATACTCGTTCATCAATTTCTTAAATGTATCCAAAGTCATATCTTCATCATCCTCCGTTACTGGTGTCGTGGATGCGATCTTCTCTGTCCATTCAAGAGAAACCCATCCGGTTCCTGTAAAGCCCCATCCAGATTGCTCCTTAGAAATATTTAGGATTGTCCCTTTCTCATAGGCCATAATGACAGTGCCATTGATAGGAGCGGTTCTGCAATTTAGACCGGCATCAGCTGTAACTTTCACCTGATAGCTTACCGCTGTGCCAGTATCAACACTTCCACCTGCCAAGCGTCGATTTACCTCAGCTACAATTTGCGGATGCAAATTATAGAGGTAATTACCTGGGCAAGATTTATTTGCAAACCATCTATGTACGGTCAAAACCATCTCGTTTGATTTTGGTGTGTAAGCCAAAGTCTTTGCCTTATCTCCAAACCAGACTACTTTGTTTTTACCGTTGCGCTTACAAATATCTGTCACCAAATTCAGCAGACCAGCATATGCGGCGCTGGTTACTGCGTATGGATCGGTGGTGTCACTTGCTACCTCGATAGTGACGGCTCTGTTATCGTTGGCCGCTGAAGAAGTACACCACGAGCGGTCTTTCTCTTCCACATACATACCAACTCTTCCGTCATATCCAATGCCGTAGTTTGAAGAAGCCTCTCTTGAAGACGGAGCAAAAACACTTCCAAGGGACTGAATGCTAACCTGACCAACTACACAGTGAATTGAGATCCTGTCAATCGCATTTCTTCTTGGAGATGACCTGTTTGGTGAAATTCTTGTGTATTCTACGAGTGGACTGTTGCTCATCCCAACATTCCCTCCTTCCTGGGCTGCGCCCGCAAATTGGTTATAATAGTTCTGGCCGTAAGAAGCTCTTTTGTTCTGTACAGACACACTTTGATCAGCTGGTCGCTCAAATTGCAGCAATACAGCATTAGAAGCCTGCAACACAGAGGTCGCAGACTTCAATATGGACAAAACGCTTTTATAGCCAGAACTCAGCTCTTGAAATAGAAATTCCAACTGCATTGTGAGATCCCCAATAGATCTTCCAGTGGATTTTGCATAGTCGTAAAGACCTTGCTTTCTGCTCCAGAAAGTCCATTGCGCAAGACCATATCCGGCGCTATCGTGAACAAAATTTCCATAGCGTCCAGCGTCAACAGCAGCCGTATACTCATCGTCCGTCATGCCGAACTTATTGTTATATGTGTTCTGAAGATTTGTTGGAGAAAGACCGGACTCAGCATATAAATTGCCCATAAGCCCAGCAGCCCCATAATCATTCAACCCTCGTGATTTCAAGAACTCCCAAATTGTTTTATCGTTTGCCATTTTTGCACCTCCCGATAAAAACAAAGGTTATTCAAACCCATCCTCATCGTCACCCTTACCATCACCCTCGCAAAATTTTGCAATGGTATCCTCATCTACAACGTCTCCCTCTTCGTCGTAGATAAATCCGGTCTCTTCGTCGTAATCAAGATGACCAACATAGGGTAGATCATCATCAATTTCTTTGTTGTAATAACGCATGTTCAGCGTAGGTTTTGTTTTGTTATCCATAAAGAAATCCTCCTGTCACACAAATTTGTAATGCGGCTTTTCTTCATTGAAAATCCAATATCTTAAATAATCATCGAGAATAATCGCTAAGCATGAAATGATTATCCATAGGAGTGAAAACGGTAAACAGATTTGTCCAAGGATATTAAAAGGGAGTGTAGAATAATCCCACACTCCCAAACCAAGCCAGATATTCACAATGACACCAGTGATAAATTCACAGGCAGTTATAATGACAGATCCGATTAAAGATTGCCATAATAAACCAAAATCCCATGGAAACACTTCATTGATTAGCCCGATGACCACGAAGCAAATCCCGCCAAGAATAAACATAGAAATATGGCTATGCCCTCTCCATATCAATTCAATAATTACATAGGTAATACCTCCGATAATAGCGAGGATCGCTTCTTTAATGGTAAACCGAGCACTCATAAACTATCACGCTTGATTGGTTGCTGCGGCCTGCTGCATTCTACCTACAATCGCTTGCATCTGTTGCTGTGCCACAGCCAGTTTCTCATTCATCTCTGTCAGATAAGGCTCTGGCAAGGTCATACCATATTGAATAGCTGACACTTCCTCCGCACTGGTTAATGTCTGTACATACTGCTTCAGCTCATTATGGTAGGTAGTCTGAGTTGTGATAAGCGTCTGTGCCGCAATATAGATAGCTGCAATTTCGGCTGCGGTATAAATACGACAAACACCGCCATCGGCCTGATACGGGAACTCTGTACCGCCCAACTCAACAACACGAAATAGGTTGTTGATATTACTCTGATCCTCAATACTCAAATTAAAGTGAACGTTCTCTTCACCGAACTTAATGTCTACACCGTTCACAATAACCGCATTACAGGCATTAGAAATTTCGGACAGCTTTGCAGACATCACAACGGACAGTGCATTGTCCTCGCCCACAATTTCAATAACATCTGTAATTGTAATCCAATCCTTTGCTACTGCATTTAAGAGGCCGGTAGTATCAAGCAGACCTTCCTCATACATGTTTCTTAGCTTTTCTTTCATTAGTTTTGCACCCCCAATGCAGAAAGAATGAGATCGTCCACAAGACTGCCTTGTTTTGCTAAAACAGCGCCGCCGTCAATCTCAGAAACAACAACTGTTTCAGCCCCCTCAATCTCATCGTGGCCGACCAGATTATAAGGAACGCTGTTCACAGCAACACCGATTGCGTGTTTTTGATCAGCAGGGACAAAGCACCCACTATTTCCATACCGGATAAATTCGATGGTATCAGTTACACCAATCTCTGTACCATCTGATACTTTAATAATTCGATACATTACCGACCCTCCTTTGCGCCAATCAGATTTGCAATATACTTCAAGTCTTCGATATCAGCGTTGTAGAAATCGTGGTTCCAAAGCCAATAGTCCTCGTGCCCCGCTTTCTTATACTTTTGACAAAGTGTATCCTCCCACACCTTGTCCCAACGGTTCTGATAGTTAGAATCCCTACGCTCAAGCGTATTCTTGATTGCTCTCACAAGATTTCCGCGCCGAACTCCATTCCCATCGTCATTCTGAGAAAAGTAGGTGTGTGCATTGTTGCTGGTAACAGAGCAAATTGGTCTTCCCTGATAATAGATAAATCTTCCCTCCACGGATACCTCTGTACCATATGGGAGATTGACATACCCGCCAATGCCCTGAACCTTAGCGCGTCTGTTTGTGATATAAGTCTTATGTTCCACTAAAAACCCTCCAAAATAGAGAAAACACCCAAAGCATAAACCTCTGAGTGTTTCCAAAATTAAATATGAAATTAGGTTAATTATAGCCTGCCTCAGTTGGCAGGTATAATGTAGAAGCCTTATCCCGCCATCTTCAGCGGAGCAGCCTCACGGTATTTGTTGAAAATAGCGTAGTGCATTCTTCTCAATTTCAGGAGCCTTCCATGGTCGTTAAAGGTACGATAATATGATGTCTGGGACTCCATGTACTGATCGATTTCCTGAAGTGTTTTCTTTCCTTCAAGGAATTGACGATGGAACAACTTCAATTTTCTACGCGCCCGTTTTACACCGTCTCTGCACCCGTTGACTTTGATTTTGCCAGTCTCAGTCAAAGTAAATCTCGCCTTACAAAATCTGAATGGCTTTGTAAGAGGAATGATTTTGCACTTTCTCTTGTTGACCAGAATGCCGGCCATCTCAAAGCGCTTAATGATGATTCTGGCAATTCTTTTGAGTTCTTCAACATCTGGTAGGATGATATAATAGTCATCCATATAGTGCCCAGCACAGTGAATCCCAAGCTGGCATTTGATAAAGTTATCAATGTCGCTGGGCAGAGATACCACCTCCTGCTGGCTTGGTTCAACACCAAGCGGCATTCCCCGGCCAGGTACAGTACACGGCGATTCCGTAACAATCAGATCCGCAAGCGCTCTTAACCTATCGTCCGTAATAAATTTCTTGTGTCTTTGATAGATCAAGTTTCGGTTGGCGTTTGGGAAGAACCCTTTGAGGTCAAGCAGGAATACCGCTCCTTCCCTACCATACCTGCGGTAATGCCAAGAGAGCTGTTTCTTCAGCCGTTTGAAATGCCAGTGCAAACCCTTCCCCTTCTGACTCGCTCCATTGTCATAAATCATACTGGGCGTGTACAGCGGGGACAAAACCTTATTAGTTTCTAATTTGTGGATTTGTCGGTCTTCAATATGTGGCGCATCGATTGGTCTGACCTTACCACGTTCATGCAGTGTAAAATGAGCGCATTTCTTTGGTTTCCACTTCCCCTCTAAAATAAGCCGTCTTCTCTTAGCTGTTCCAGAAAGTAAGTGAAGCTCAAAATTTTGAGTTGATTGCTTCCACCTTACACCGTTGCAGCACTTCTTACCCCAATAAAACATATCGCGGTAATTAAAAACTTCTTCAAGTGTTCCAACGGCCTGGCTTCGCATCCATCGTTTCATTTGTCGCTTTCGTTTCCTGCGACGGTAACGCGCCTCGTGGCGCTCTTCGCTTGTCATAATAAGTTTTCGCCTTTCGCATAGTTGTTTTGTAGGTGCGCATCTAAACTACTTTGATCCCACACATGAAACGAAGGTAGCGCAATTCTTCGCCATGCAAGCAGCGTCCGTGTGTGATCGTCGTAAGGCAGTTTTAAGGACTTTCACCCAGGGAAGTACGTCTCCTTTTGCGAAGGTCGTCTTTCGCCTATTGGCTACTCCATTTGACCTCGCATCGCAAAATCCGGGCAGCAACGCCAACGAACAGTTCGCATTGTTATTGTTGGCCGAGCCATCCGTGTTCACATTACAGAAATTGTTGTTATTGTTGTAATTGGCGGAGCGGAGCCACCAGTAAACCTACAGGAGAGCGTGAACACGTAACAGTCTCACTTACAGACGTACACCCAATAATTTAGTTATTGCTTTGCTTTTGATTGTCCAACAGACTTGATATTGCCTTTAATCAGCTCATCCTCATGGTCAATCATCTCACCGAGATTTGCCGCCATGCGGTCAAGCTTTTCAATGGCTTCTTTCGAGCCTACCTGTCTACCACTGCTTGTTGTAAAACACCCCTCTGGATTTTGCATCATCACGGTATAGCAGTGGGTAAGCCTTACATCCAGCGCTTTCAGAGATGCTCTTGCCTCTAACAAATGTGCCTTTCTCAAATTGATCCGCTGTTCATCGGACGGGAAAATACTGTTGGCCTTTTCGCAGTGGTCAACAACCTCGCCGGCCAATTTAGCAACTGGTTCAGCCAGAAGCCGGGCATACCTGGCAGACATTCTTGTTAGAAAGTTGAGTGTTTCAACATAAATCTGATTTGCCGTATTGACAAATTCAGCTTTACTAACCGTTCTCTTTGCTTTTAGTACAGACAATATTTCACCTCTTTTAATTGCTGGATTTACGCTTATTCAGGTTTTTCTTCCTCGATATGATCCGCCCCTTCTTTTTCGATGTCCTCCAAATGCTTGAGAAGGACATACTCAATATAATTTGTCATGGAGCGGTGTTCACGAGCCGCAAGTGCCCCTATTTTATCGAAAACCTCATCTGAAAGACGCAGCGTAAATACTCGTTTGTTTGTTGGCATATTTGAACCTCCATCTCTATGACTTGCTATTATTTTAGGCTTATTCTTAGCTTTTGTATGCAGTCATAAACCTGTCAAGTGATAGCACTTTAGAGAATAGAGGAAATTTATAAAAAATTCGCGG